TCACCTGACAACTGGTAGATCTGAAAACCGGGTTGTATAACGTGGCGATAGCATTTCCCGCTTCATCTGCCAGGCAGTCTGGATCCCCTGCCCTGCAAAATACAGAGTTCCCCGTCCGTCTTTCGCATTGAGATGATCGAGAACTTCCATCAACTTCTCGCTGTTCTGCCGTGGAGCGTTGTCGTCGAAGAGGTTGAGCTGCGCTACGCCCTGGCTGTAGAAATCACCAAGCATCACGCCTGCTTTCTGATAACGATGCCCATTTTTCCAGGTTGCATCGAGGCATTTCGTCGCCGCGGTGATGATGTCCCGGCTGTCCTGGGTAGGCGTTAGCAGCTTTACCGATGTGCTGTTTCCGTAATAGGGTTCATTCAGCGCAAAGGGACTGGTTTTGACGAACGCAGAGATAAAGCGGCAGTACTGATGTTCACCTCGGAGTTTCTCCGCGGCACGGGATGCGTATAAACATATCGCCTGGCGCATCTCGTGGTAATCAGTGATACGTTCGCCGAACGAACGGCTGCAGACTATCTCCTGTTTTACCGGTGCGAACTCCTCCAGACCGAGGCAGGGTTCTCCACGCAGCTCCCGCACGGTTCGCTCCAGAACCACATTAAAATGCTTCCGTATGAACCTGATATCGGTATCCGCCAGCTGCAGGACGGTTTTTATCCCCATGGCCTCCAGTTTTTTACTGATGCGACGCCCCACACCCCATACCTCATCCACCGGAAGCAAAGCCATCAACTTCCTCTGCCTTTCAAGATTAGACAGATCCACTACTCCTCCGGTCTGTCGCTGCCACTGTTTCGCAGCATGATTGGCCAGCTTCGCCAGGGTTTTAGTCTGGGCTATGCCGACGCCGACCGTGAGGTGCGCCCTGCGCAGAACCGTCTCGCGAATTTCCCTGCCAAAATCGGTAAGATCGCGACAGTTACGAACACCAGTCAGATCGCAAAATGCCTCATCAATACTGTAAATTTCGCAGCGTGGAGATAGTTCCTCCAGCGTTGTCATCATTCGGTTGGACATATCGGCATAAAGCTCATAGTTGCTGCTAAACGCGATAATACCGTGCCGGCGAAAAATATCCTTTTGTTTGAAGTACGGCTCACCCATTTTAACGAAGGGCTTCGCCTCTGGTGAACGGGCGATCACACAGCCGTCGTTGTTTGACAGTACGACCACCGGACGCCCTTTCAGGTCAGGACGGAAAACAGTTTCGCAGGATGCGTAAAATGAGTTCACATCGCAAAGTGCAAACATCTCAGCCAGCCGATTTGATGATGTAAGTTACGACCCCGAACACATCGAGAGTATCCTCGCTACCCACGACTATCGGCGAATATGCAGGGTTCATTGGGTTAAGCTGAACCCGCGGATGCAGCTGCAGATTCTTAACGGTGAATTCCCCATCCACTGCAGCGATAACGATATCGCCATGAACTGCTGTCCTTGAGCTATCCACAACAAGAAGATCACCTTCCCCTATGCCGGCATCCTTCATGCTGTCGCCGGCGGCTTTGACAAAATACGTCGCACTGGGGTGGTTAACGAGCAACTCGTTCAGATCGATACGTTGCTCAACGTAATCCTGTGCAGGGCTTGGAAAACCACATTGCACAAGGTCACTGTACAACGGGATCAGCATGATCTCACGTAACTCAACGGGCGTGTAAAACTGCATAATTGACTCGCTCAGATTAACACTGTTTTTATATACAGTAGTTTTAACAGGGCGACATATCAATATAGGCTCTGGCTATCAATTTACGCCTTTGACGTAACACATTGATGTAACGAGTAAGGTTAGTCTGAAAGTGTTTTCAGGCCTTAGCTGTTTGATGGTTTTGCGAACAATGCGAGGTTAAAATTTTTCAGCTATGGCAATGCCTTCATAGCAAATTGTTCACCTGCGATCTCTTGCATACGGTTCGCAGGTGAGCAAACTTAACCGGCTGGAAAATATTTATAAATCGTCTTCACCCCCTCCTATCACATAGGCCGCCGATCCAATGTTTTAACTGCTCAGACCAGAAATATCTGGAAGCTTTAGGCATCTTCTTGGAAGATAGATGAGCGCAAAGACGCACACAGCAATGATGTTATGTAGTATTTTCCCCTTGAGTGTGCCTGCTCAAGGGGATTTTTTATCGCCGTATTGTACTGGCAAATATTTGTAAATAGTCTTCACCCCCACGCCTGTCACATCGGCCACACGCGACTGGACAGGCGGTTAGTCCGGTATATTTCTCGCGCTACTACTGCTTACGTTAACGTCTGGTAATGATCTAGCGGCGCGACGTAAAGCGGCGTTGAAAGCAATTATAGTGACCGGCCGGCGATGGTACTTCACACGGTTAGAATGACTCTGAAATAAATAAACATCTTCTGGATAGCGTTCTCTTCTACGAGCAATCATCGCCTCCACTGGAGGGGTTGATTTAACACGTAGCTCCTTCAGGTGACCCTGTTTTCGTATCAGTATCAAGTCACCATCAATATCATCATATCGAATACTCAGCAGCCTTCCAGCGCTTAAACCCGTGTGAAAAATTAACGCCCACAAATCAGCCCATGTATCTGAGATGGAAACAAGATTGCTGTTAATAGTTAAAAATTGCTCAAAACTTATTGTTTTCTTACCGTTCACGAACAAACCAAACTGTTTTCAAAGCTGAATGAATTGATTAAGCCAAACGTAACATATCAGGAAAAGTAGTGAAATCTTTGTCTTCAAGTCGCCGGGAGGTACTTGTAGATTGTTTTCACGTCTACACCTATCACATCGGCTACCTGCTGCCGGGTAGCGCCGTTCTCCAGCATTCTGCGGCACTGCTCCACCACATCTTCAGTCATTACCCGGCGACGGCCACCGACTCTCCCCTGCTCCCTCGCTGCGGCTAAACCCGCTCTGGTTCGCTCGACAATCAGCTCTCGTTCCATCTCTGCCATTATCCACAGTCGGTTTTCGCTGTGATCCAGCGCGCTATCGGCGAAATACGTTTTTTCCCGTGCGATCCAGGAATTCGCCTCCACCTCGGATAAGTGGATGCCGCGCCGGCGCAGTGCGGTAACGAAGTCGAGGGTGTGAAGGTACTGGAACCCCTTGGAACTGCGCAAAATGGACTCGCGGAAAGCCGCGGCGATGTCTGACTATCGAAGCATGATCTTCCCTTCGATAACCACTGTTTATGAATACAGTAGTTATGTTAGAAAGGAAAATCAAGCTTGGGTGACTTCAAAAAAATAAAAATGCCATATGACAATTGCTATTAACATTTAAGCTGGCTTTGTTAACTTACCCTTCAATTTTTTCAGCATTAATGTCGCTTTACTTTCTACTAGTTCGTAACAGCATGCCCCAACAAGTACTGTGAACGCAGTAGATAAAATAATCGCAACCCAACCATTAATATTTAATAAATGGTTGGTAATCCTCAATGCGAAAGGTATAGTGAACACTTGTACTAAATATATAGAATATGAAGCATCACCTATATATGTAAATATATTCTTATTCTTAAGATCAACACATACTACCGCGATAAAAACAAGGGCCATAGATGCCACCCCTACCAAAATAAATCTGCTCAAACTGCTCGAACCATAATTTATGCTGACAGTTGAGGCAATTAAAACGTATGTGACTATAGAGACTGGAAAGACCTCCCACCTGACTATCATTTTGTTTCTAACGATAATTGCCGCATAATATAGAACCATTCCTAAGGTAAATTCGATTGCTATAGGCTTCATTACCGAGAAAATGGATAAAATCCATATTATGGAACATATAATGGCTAGTCTTAGATTCCGTTTATTTATAAACAGGCACACAGAGAATATTGCATAGAAGAGCATTTCCAACTCCAGGCTCCATCCAACATAGAGCGAAGGATACTCATAATTTGCATACCCACTTATGAATAACATGGATGAGACTACGTGATTTAGTGATAGGGTAAGTGTATTGAATGCATTGGGTATTATTAACTGGAGGAAAACTATTGCAAGCGTTAAAATCCAATATAAAGGTACAATCCTTTTGATTCTGTCTTTCGCAAACTGCCATGGAGTTTTGTGTTTCTTATGATCAATCATGGCCATTATATAACCGGAAATGATGAAAAACACATCTACTCCATATGCCCCCCAGCGGTCTATTGCCGTATTGTCTACAAAATCAAAATCATATGTGTTTAGGGTTCCGGATGAGTGGTAAAGAACAACCATCATCACTGCCAAGGCCCTTAATAACTGTATGTTATTTATCATTTTAATTCTCACATAAAGGATGCACATAAGAATCATCTGGAAACGTGAGTGGTAGCGTCTCATAGTTGTTAGAAAATGTAAACACAATATGCTCAGAGACGGCTCATCCCGGTAGACATATAGATTTACTGCTAATGACACATGATCTCCACCCCAATAAAACTGTATTTATATGCAGTGATTTTATTGAGGAGGAAGATCAACCTCGTTCAGTCTGCGTATGCTTTGTGTCCTTAGAGGACAACAGCCCCAGCAAACTCTTCAGCTTGCATAAGTTGCTGCTCAGCCTGTTCTGTCCACGGCTTTGATGATGAAGCGTCCAGAGTTACCGCATATTCTCCTGCGTTAACTTTCGCCGCATCATTATATCGAACAGATACTGAGGCTTTAACTTGACCTGCATCATCCTGTCTAACGCTTTCTACTGAGTAAATGAGGTCAATATTAATATCCTTTTCACACAAAAATCCTCCGAGATAATGAATCTGGACAGTTTTTACTGCTGATAGTTTAAAGGCCATGATAATTCCTTATGATGCAGAGTAATATTTTTCGCCGAATATAAGTGCAGCTATCTTTCTGGCGGCAACCTTAAGCGTATAATCGAAAGTTACAGTATAACCATTATCATTCATGTGATTATAATTACCAGCGGGAACGTTATAAACAGAGCTGTATCCGCCAACCTCTACTCCATATTTAAAGAAAGAGTACTCGCAATCTGCAAGAAAAGCACTTTTTTGCCTGGCAACCTTTCTCATCATATTATTGATGATTGAGAATCTAATGTCCCCTTTGACGCTTACCCCGTTACCAGTCCAGTCCTTCGTAACAAAAGACAGAGATGGCGGAGGAATCAGTATGTCCTCAATAATGCTGTTCAGGTTGGTATGTGTGATGGTTGTACTATAAGAGGTAGTAGATGGTATCGATTCTACAACGGTTATTTCTGTCCTGTCAGATGATATAGAAGCAATAGTATAATCGCCGGCATTAACTCCGCTTGCTACGTGTAATGTATATCCTGGCTTTAGAATATCACCACCATATAGCGGGTTTGCAAAAGCGCCCTGGGTTATTGTTTTTGAGGATGAATCAAACGCATAGGTTGATGGCCCTACATTATATGTGCGATACGGCCATGATAATGGATTTCCTCCAGGGATTGTCGGGTAAGTTTGAGGCATTTCCACGTTATGGTGTGGGGTTGTGCACACGATTGGAATGGCTCCCCTGGCCATACAGAGGTCAATCAGATCTCTCAGTGTTGATTCCTGGCCAGGCTTAGTGCGCCCCATATTGTAGTTCCCTACAGGGGCATCATTCATCCCTCCTACAATTAAAACAAAATCTGATGTGCTGTATGGAGAATTTGCCAGTTGCGCAGCAAATTGCTGGAAAGCCTGGGTAGGGATGCACTGGTTATCATCAATGATATCAAACTCACCATACTGCAACAGTTCAGCTTTCAGGGCGTTAACGAACAACGTATTCGGGGCGTACGTGGCACCCGCAACACCGCCTCCAGTGGAGCCAGCACCAACACCTACAGACGAGCCTATAGATGTGCAGATAATTCTTGTCTTGGTTATAGTCCTGTTTCCGGCATTCCATGTTATTGACCCATGCGGAGACTGATCTGTAGATGCAGTGCTTCCTACTAGCTTATTAGCCAAGGCGGCGTATGGGTCTGTAATTGCTCCCTGTAGAGTGGTGACATCACTTTTCAAATTCAGAATGTCGGACGTTGGATCTCCGGCATACAGCAACTTAAAGTTATTCTGCGGAGAGCCACGGTATTGCACGGTGGCTGGCATTGCCGCCCGCAGTTCTCCACCAGTTAGCGCAGTATTAGCCCCTTTGAATAAGTTACGCGTGACTGTGTTACCGTACATGTCGGTGATGACAAGAGTCATAGCACCTGTATTTGCAGCAACCGGCTCAAAAGTAAGCTGAGTTCCATCTCCAAGTAACCCGGGAATTGTTAATACTACTGAGTTAGGACTGGTAGCATCGCTGGTAACAGTTGCCTTTGAATAACCATTAAGTACACGACTTCTGTCAGCCGGGTAGGTCAGCATCCGAAAATCTGCTGATGCAAAATTGAATTTAACGAGATACGTATATCCAGCTATCAAATCGCCCGCAGCGACGTTGGTCCCGTTATTTTGCTTAATCTGCCTTGCCGTGCCACCATTAACGGAAAGAGTTGGCGTGCGGGTTGTATTAGTGGCGCTTGGCGTAAAAAGAAAGACACGATCAGACGCAACAATTCCAGGGATTGCAGATGCGGTGCCGGAATAGGCATCTCCAGTATTAGCAACGCCAGACAATAACGCTACGCTATTTAATTCAAGCGTGGAAATTCTTGACGCAAGTTCAGCAGCTACTGGGCCGGATGCCACAAGGACAAAATTGTTAGCAGTCCCAGTGCGGAATTCCATCAGTGCGGGCTGATTGAGAAGCAACTCATTCCCAACTAAAGCTGCATTATTTTGTTTCTGTATTGCCCGAGTAACCGAGTTCCCCCTGGCATCTGTCACGGTAACGCTAACAGCCGCCGTATTCAAAATAGGAGACAGGAAATAAATCAAACTGCCATCCACTAATAATCCGGGGATAGTGATAGCAATGTTATTAGCCGCACCGCTACTCACAGCTGTAGCAGACTGGTAACCCATTGGCATTGCGGATGGCATTTTTCGTCCGGTAGGCTGCAGCGTGCCGCCAACGTTCATGACCTCGATCGCGAGGGCGCTGTCGTCCGGGCTGCGATAATAAGTGGTGCTACCTTCAGGGATATTAGCAATATCCGCCTGCGCCGCCGCCAGCGTCATATATTGCTTACTCAGCGGGATCAGACTTTGATGGATACCTCGCCAGGTATACAGCTGTTCACCAGCACGGTCCGGAAAGGTTAACTCCGTGGACTGCATAAGCTGATCGAGGCGCCTGACGTTATCCATAAAAATCTGAGGATCGGCGGTGCCCAGCGGCGGGATAAACTCGGCCATGTTTTTTACTCCAAAAAGAGGCTTCGCCCAAACGAGGGTTTGAGCGAAAAGAGTTAATTAGGGGAATTTGTGGTTTTAGGCGACGTCGCCGGGGTATGTGGCGTCGTCGTACTGGTAGAAAAGGTCGCTGTACTGTCTTGCAGTCACCTGGCAGGTTCCGTCTGCCTGCGGCGCTATCTCCTCAAATATGGCGTCATAGATATCCCGCGTTGAGTTACAGAACACCAGTCGCGGCGGTTCAATGCTCGGATCGTTCAGCATGATTTCATCGAAAGCAGCTTGCCATGGAACAGACAACTGATAATCCCCGACGAAAGTGGCCTCCAGCAGCCCCGAGGCAGAGCCATCCTGGTAGCGCAAAATTGCGCGCGGGTTTTCAAAAGTCCAGTCCAGCTGTTCGGAAACGGTAAATACCGTTTCGATACCCGTTGTGGCCATATCCACGACCAGACAACTCACGGTTTTATTCCCCGGAATATCATCTGTCAGCAGGATGCGATCACCGTACTCATATACCAGTGCATCCAGCTCAGTCGTCGTATTATGACCCAGCCGCTGATGCAAATATTTCATCAGACGCCGCATTCCTATCTGGTAAGCGTGGTCCTGATTGAGTACCCCATCGAGTCTGTAGTTCTCGATTTTCACCGGCGTGGGATTGTCGGGTGTTCGGCATTTCACAGTCTCCTCTGCCCAGGTGATGCCGTTGATATATGTCACATCAACGCCATCGTAATCATCAGCAGACGGTGCCGTAAAACTAGTCTGCAGTTCTTCGGTCATTTCATGCGGGCTGATGATCCCCGACCAGTTTTTAACCCCTTCTCTGCCTACGGATGCGAGCCCATCACTCAGCAGAAAATACGATTTCCCCGCTGTGGTAATCTTCTGCAGCATTTCCAGCGCTGAGATACTGTCGCCGGTAGCGTAATCGAAATACTCGCCCCGTGGCGTCCAGTACGCAGACTCCAGCGCGTTGATGGTGTCGGCATCCATCTCCAGCCCCAGCGAGTTCCCAACATGCAGCAGCGCCCCCGAAATGGTTCTGGCCGTTCCTGAGTCATAGGCGCGCGTGGCCACAACGTTAACGCGACGGTCTGATTGCGCCGCCAGCTTCCCGCCCGTCTCAACGGTCACCGCCATCAGCGACACGCCGGGATAGGATGAAGGGCGCGTCAGCAGTCGCCCGCGAAGCGCCTGCCAGTACATACTGTCCCGCGCGTTGTTTGAGCCCTGCTCATTGCGCCGACGGCAGCGAACCTCTACCAGCCCTGGTGAGCTGAGGGTGATCCGCTCAGTGAAACCTAACCCGTTGACGTTTTTCAGCGCATACTCGCCCTGGTGACTCACCCACCCCGAACCGGAACCGTAGACGCGATACTGAATCTCCCACTCAACGTGGCGGATCCGTTTTTTGCCCTTACTGTCAAAGCCACAGATGCCGTTCGGGAAGGAGAAATTCACCTCGAATGCATCCACCACTTCATTCTCAGGGCATACGAGGAAAGGCCCCAGCCAGCTCAGCGTGTCGTTAAGACCAGAAGCCTCATAGTCGATCATCGTCCTGGCGGTGAATCCCGGCCATGACTCATCAACGGCACCGGAAACCAGGCGCGCCACCGTCGCCGTCGTGCCGTCAGCTGACACAATCCGGTACTCATTCCCGCGGTGAGCAAGTGAAAGCCGTTGCACCCCCTCCGGCATCCCGGAGAATGCGGTGCCCGTGGCAGAGTTATAGGCGAGTGTCACATTCGCCGTTACCGCCGGGCTGCCGCCGGTTGATGCCGTGCCGGAGGTGTAAACCGGGGCATCACCGAAAACAGCTGCAGGCAGTGAAGAGGACGTGATCGCCCCACCCGCGAACGGACTGGCCGACTCGGTTATCAGTACAGTTCCGCCGTTGTCCTGCGCAACCAGGCCGGAGCCAGTGAGTCCCTCGGTGATGGCCGCCAGCAGTCCCGACATAGAGACGTAGTTAGCCACTAGCGACACCGGGTAGGTAACCCCCTGCCAGGTGATCGTGAACGTGCTGGAGCTGGTCGAAAAATCGTAGGTGGTCGGGGCCGCACTGGCCTGGAGTTTTGCCGCACTCCCCCCGGCGCCGGGCACTGCAGCCTGACCGGGGGTATATGACGCGATAAACAGATCGTAATCGACAGAGTTAAACCCCAGCGTCACCGGCATACCTACTACCGGCGCGATCTCCGTCAGCAGCGGGCTGGCGATAACACTGTATCCAGCCGCCGAAGTGATCTGGTAGTTCGCCGGGGCTTTCAGTTCGACCACGGCGCCGGCGACCCAGCTGGGCGGTAGCGCGTTATCGTTCTCGTCATTATCGTCATCATCATCCGTGTCCAGCCCGGTAAACGTTACGCTCGAACCGGATACGGTCATGCTGTCTGCGATAATGTCGTCTGCGTCCGGCGACGTCTGGGCCATATCCAGCCCGGTGCCGGATGACGTCCCGCCCACTTCGGTGGAGTTGACCCAGTTTTCGCTGCGCTCATCACCGGAAACGTCCACGCCTGGCGGGTAATGGGTTCTGGTGAATCCCGGTAGCGTTGAAGCTGGCGTACTGCCAACCCGGATATCGCCATTGGTATAAATCAGATCACCGACACCGAGACACAGCAGCATCTGGACGCGCATTTTCGTAGGATCGGCGGCATCAAACCGGGTAACCGGCTGCACCACATAATCAGGGTAGATACGCACCCGGCCAAACACCTCACGAATGGCATCACCGAGTTTTGCGGTATTCGCCTTTGCCGGGTTCAGGTCGAGACTCCGCCCTGTGGATGAGGTATAGCCGCCCGTATCGATGTTGCTCATCATAAAAAGCGAATAGGCTGCAGCGGCAACGGAGATACCGACGCCGATCCACGCGATTGTGGCGGCCTCCAGTCCGAAGGGAACCGGATAAAGCCGAACATCACTATCAGGGTGGATCACGCAAGTAGCCCACTCACCTGGCGGAATTGACTGACCCTCAACCTCAACGGTCAGCGGTGGAACATCCCGATCCTCGTAACCTTCAACATTTGCCACCAGCCACTTGCGAATACTGGTTACACCATGCTCATGCGTTTCAAGTGGTTCTCCGGGCAGCCGGGACGGATAAAAACGAATGGTCATTGCCAGAACTCCACTTTGACAAATCGCCGCTTAAACCGCGGCAACGGCAGAAAGGTGACGTTCGTTCCCGGATTGCATTCCGCCACATGCAGCAGACCATCGATACTGACCACGATCCCTACGTGGGTGACAGTCGACCCGGAATAACAGGCCACCCCGGCCCCTTCGCAGGGTTCGCAGCGCTCAAGGGTAAGCATCATCCGGCGCGCTTCCCGGTCGAGGCCGCCGTCGTCTTTGGTGACCCCTGCAAAATCGGGCCAGACGGGTAAATTCAGGTCGCGGCGTATCTCGTTCACAATGCCGAAGCAGTCGAGCTGCGGGTATACGCGCCCGCCCTTCAGCCAGGTGACTGAACGGTATTTATCAGGGTTAAACATTGGGATTCCTTAGCTGATATAACGCAGTCCGGGGAATACAGGTAGCGTGTAGCGGTAACGTGGCCAGGCTGTATCAAGGATATTCATATAACCCGCGGTAATCTGCGCCTCTGTCGCCGTCCAGTAACCAGACTTGATTTTCAGCGTATACGGCACTTCCGCAGGGGCCGCAAAATCCGTGGAGATATAACGCCGGTACGTCAGCGATGCAGGCAATCTGTTAGCCAGCGCATTGCGGATCGCCGTGGACACAACACCATCGATATTGCACAGGGCAAATTTCAAATCTTGCGTACCGTCCGCATTGCGCGCCGGCAGCGCAATGTCTATTGCACAGGCGGTAAACGTTACGGTATCGCCGTTCTCCGTCGTTGCCGTGATGTTCTCGTAACCCTGGCACAGATAATGGACGTCAGAACCAATGGTGATCTGCAGCGTCTCAATGATCACCTCCGGCCCGCTGCTGGCGTAGAGGCGGTTGAGTATTGTCATGATTTTTACCCAATAAAAAAGGCCACCCGAAGGTGACCTTAAAAATTGGTGTCGAATGTGGGTGTACCCTCACTGGCAGGATCGCTATTCCGCGCTTTATTTCACGCTCCGGCTACGGAGCGGCATGAAGGACGTTCCCACAAATCGACACAAGTGATTATGAAGGTGAAACGGTTTTAATCAAGCCTTGGGCCACTCCTTATTCAGCGCAATATCCAGCAGTGAGCTGCCGACGATCCATTCCGGGTAATTACCCCATGGGGCAGGAGCAAGGGGGCGTTCCCATAACTCAAGCGTCGCCGTGTACTTCCAGTAAATCGGGGCCACCAGCACCGGTCCCTGATATATATCTGTGAAGCGGCATTTGTAAAACTTAATGCCTGCCGGCGTCTGCAGCTTCATCATGAACCATGCAGCCCCGTCAGATAACGCATCACGGAACCAGGACTCAAACGCCAGTCCCTGCGCATCGGTTTCCATAAACCAGGTGATGCTGGCCTGCGTCGGCGTGGACGTATAAGCTCGCCTTTGCCGCGCGCGGCCGGTGATTAACTGGGTACGTTTTAACGGGCTTACAGGCTGGAATCCGTATCCTTCCTGTAATGGCATAGGGAGGCTGTCATGTGGGTAGTTGATATCAGTCATGCAGTCTCCCGGTAAAGTATCTCGAATAAAATTTCACCATTAACCTCAGGAGGATATTCATTTCAGAATAAAGCACGATGGAATCGAAGAAATCTCTGATTTTTTGGTTCAGATTAACGAAGATAAAAATCTTATTGAATCGACACAAACACACAAGGCGATATATTTATCAGCTCATCTTAAGAGCTAAAAGAAATCAGAAAAAACAGCATTATCAATATATTAATTTTATTGACTTTAATGTGAGCTTACATTGTTTCGGCACAGCCCCATATCAAAATAAAAAAGGGCGATGTGCCGACAGGAAATATACGTCAATGTGACTGCTTGTTTAAAAGCAACTCCTGAAGAAGAAGCGCAATAGAAACAAAGATCAAAACCCCACAAAAAACAATTTTTGCAAAATCATAGTTAAACACGGTTGTAAGCGTATCATTATTATATAAGTGATTATGCCTATAGGAATAAGTTGTGTAGATATCATCGCATATTTCAAGAATTCCACCGACTATCAAAACAAGCCAAAGAAATGAAAACTTCACTCGGACCTCCTTACGTTTACGTCTCCTATTGAAGATAAGTCCGCCAATAAAAAGAGGAATCATAAAAGCTATAAAGTCTTTAAATGTAAATGTTAACAACGCTTCCATTAATAAGATCCTTGTGTTTTCTTGCACCTACTCAGATTGTTAGACTTACCTACCTAATCAAGTCTCAGCTAATGCAGTTTAGCTTACCTAGGACCGTGTCGTGTATAGTTTCCTTTTAGAGCGTTGCCAAAAGCCCCTTGTGGCATGGTAACCTCCTTTGTGAGTTCACCTTTTAACTGCCTGGAAAGCTGTCGATTATTCTGATTGAGTGTAGCGCTCAACTGCTCCGGAGTAATACCCTGGAGATGAAACTCCTGATTAATCGGCGCGTGTACAGTTGTTTGCCTACGGTTATCGCTGTTAACGTTCTGAACACCAGTACCAAACCCTGTACGCCCCAGAGTTGCATCAAGCGGTTGGCCATTTCGAAGTGCCTCAAGCTGAGACACGCCGATCCGGTTCGTTGATGCCTGGTCGAAGACGTACTCTCCTTTGTGAACAATACCCGCTGGCTGATACTTACCACCGGGGCCTGTGTAACCGCCGGAGGCGAAGCCAACACCTGAAACAGCCTGGATATTTGAGACGATACTGGCAGTCTGCGCAGCGATTGAGGCCATAGCGATGATGTTGGCCGGATAAGGCGCGCTAACTGCACCGCTTGCTATAGCCTGCTGGATTTTCACCATTGAGTCCGCGATAGCGAATGCCTTGCTCGCAGCAAAAGCGACCTTGTAGATTGCCGATTGCTCACCAAACCCCGTTCGCATGATTTCAGCGGTGCTATCAAACAAGGACTGCGTGGCCGCAGATATGATGGTGTTTTTCTGAGCCTCTATGACCTGATTTGCATCCGCTGCACGCTGACGAATAGAGGTCATTCTGGCCTCACCCTCGGCAGTTATTTCACCGGCCTTCGCATAAGCTTCCTCCTGAGCTGCCAGCCAGCGCTGGAGCTCTTGCTGAGCCTGTCCATATTCGTTGATTTGCCCCTGCATCCCCTCAAAAGTTCCTGAGAGTCGCCCTCCTGTGGGTGTCAGGTTTCCTACAACATTACGAACCGTCGAGGGCAGTTGCATATCGGTGTTTTGATAAATATCTGCCCGCGTTTTTTCATATTCACCGGGTTTTAGTTGCCCGGTTGCTTTGGCCTTCTCCAGCAGTTCAAGACGGGTTTTAAGCAGATCGTTGGTCCGCTCATCCTTCGTTTTTACCTGTTCCTGCATCTTCCGATAATCGTCCAGGGTTTTTACGGAATTTTGCAGTGCCTCCTGCTGCTTATATGCCTGGAGGATTTCATCTGAACGGGAAAGGATCGACTTCTGGTCAGCGGTGAGCTGCGTTTTAGATTTGAGGTCAGCAATCTGCTGCTCGAACTTGATCCGTGCCTGTGTCGCGCTGTTAAGCTTGTCACTGGCATCCAGCTGGGAATGCATGGCGATAGTCTGCTGGTTTATCTGATCAAGCAACCGGGTTGCTGCGTCCTCGGTATAGGCTTTTTCTTTGTGGGTCTTAGGCTGCCCAGCTTTTTTGGCCTGCTCAAGTTCCTTTTCCCTTACAGCAATTAGCGCATTGGCCTGATCGATTGCTTCTTTATTTCCTGAGAAAGCAATTTTTCTGGACTGTGCTCTTGCCTCCTTTAACCGAGCTTCTGCACCGGCAACCCTGTCTGCCGCCAGATACTCCTTATTAATCCAGTCTACGGAATTTTTTACCGCCTTATTACCTTCAATGGTAAGTGTGTTCATCGTGGTTTGCAGATCTAATGCCTGGCCGATAAACCTCATCGTAGGGTCAATTGCGCCACCAAGCGCTACGTTTTGCCTACCCTTATCCGCTGCTGTGTAATAATTTTTGACCTCAATAGCTGCAGCTGTCCACGAATCACCTATTTTCAGGATCTCCCGTCGATGCTGATCAATATCAGCATTCAAGGCGGTGAAATTAGCAGAATCCTTGTATTGGGCTACCTTTGTCCTTGCCTCGTCATAACTAAAACCAACGTCGATAAGCTTATTTATTGCTTCGCTCGCACCGTCATTAGTCGTTATAAACATACTACCGACTTCATCGATCGTCTGACCCGTCTTATCAGATATAGCAACCATATTGAGTGCAAGTCGCTCAGCAGCATCTCCATTAGCGCCAAGGGACGTTGTGGCTATTTTTGTGGCAGCATCAATTTCCTGTCGGTTCTGATAGACGGCATAAGTTAGCAACCCAACTGAAGCAGCTGCTACGCTATAGGGATTAACCAGACCCATGACATGTGTGCCAACGCCCTTAATCGCTGGCCCAATGCCGCCAAACATATCTTTGAGCTGACCGCCCTGCTGCATAAGAACCATAAACGGTGACTGCCCGGTAGAAAGACCGACAACGATATCGGTCATCTGAGCAGGGATCATGCGCATAGCGTTGGCAGTCTGAGCTGCAGATTGGCTTGTTTTACCCAATTGCGCCTGGGTTTTCTCCAGAGCATCGCGGGATTCTGCAAGTTTACTGTTGAGGCGATCGTAAGCCAGGGGCGACAGCATCCCGGATGTTTTAGCTGTATCCAGCTGGCGCTGCTGCTCGTTAAGGCGACGGAATGCTTCACCTACGGGATCTATTTGGGCCTCAAGACGACGCAGCGCAGTTACCTGCTCATCATGTGCTTTTACAGCCTCGCGCTCGGCTTGTGCTTCGCCGGTTACTTCCCGACGAGTCTCCTGCAGTTTTTTGCTGTAGGCATCATATTGGGAAGTATTAATTGCGCCCGATTTAAAGGCAGTATTCAGTTCACTTTGTTGTTGTTCAAGATTGCGAAGAGCAGCTGCCAGAGGGTCGATTTTATCGAGCATTCTCTGGAATGCATCAGCCTGCGCCTCCTGCTGCACAGCAGCCAGTTTGCTGGCCTTCTCTGCTTCTCGTTGAGCTTGTGCAACACCACTTAGTTCCTCAGTGGTGTCATTCAGCATCTTAGACAGCGAACGAAACTCTTCCTCGTCAATTAGACCCTTATCGAAGTATTTTTTTAGCTCACTATAGCGGCGACCGACTGTATCAATTGCAGCACCAACCGGATCAATGGCTGCTCGTAATTTATTGAGAGCATCTTTTTCATCGTCAGTCGCTTTTGTCACTTTGAATATGCTGGTTACAGCCTTATCACCAGACTGAGTCATCTTATCAAGCGCAACAGTAAGGCTGTCAGCCTGCTTCTCTGCCCCGGAGCTGTCCAGGCGTATCGCTAGCCGTGATTCTTGTTCTGCCATTTACCTTATCTCCGGGCAATAAAAAACCCGCCGATAAAGCGGGTTAGGAAATACTTAAAAAATGATAATCAGTGAAGGCTATCTTCATCCCTCGATTGAGTTACTGCAATTTAACGCCTCCCATAACAAACCGTTTGTCATCTTTGTTATAGGCTTCAAAATTTAAGGATTTCCCTTCATTGGATCTAACGATATTTACTTCACCATTGTCGCCACCAACGCCTTTCATTGTGAAGGTAGTTGTCTCCTGACCCGCAAAGGTGTTACTGCTGATATCGCTTTGATAGTAAGCCTTGCCGTCAATAATCATATCTACCATCCCGTTGTTATGCAGGTACAGCTTGGTATGATGCCACTTTCCCGTCCCGGTTAAATCGCCAGTGAGGAATTCACAGTTAAAGGAAACATCGCCTTTTTTACATTCCGACGTTATTTCCTCTTTCCCCGTAGCTATCATCTCAGCAATTGAAGGTGGGTCTTTAGGGGGGAGTAGTTTTGATATTTGAAACTTGTCATCACAGCCCAACAATGCCATTAAACCAAGCCCGACCACCAAAGCCCTTTTCACATCCCTATCCTCATCATTAACATTTGCTCACAGATTAACAGGGATACGCGTAGGCAGCAAAACCACCTGTTTGTTTATCAGGATGTTCGTCGCTTCGTTACCAGTGTACGTTAGAGGATAAAACTCATATTAAGGTACTGTTATGGATAAGTTTGACCGAGAACTTCAGAAGCACATACTATCTTGTTGTATTGATGCATACCCAGCTCACACCACATGGAATAGCTTTGACCCAGAAATAATACAGATTGACGATGTCAAACTCTCTGCAAACATCATTTATCTGGCTGAACATGGCTTGCTCACAATCAGAGAACAGAGAAGTGACGACCCGTACTCTTTTCTTGATCATATGCGCGCGACCTGCAAAGGCGTTGATTTTATGCAAAACGATGGTGGCCTCTCTGCAATCCTCAGCGTTCAGACCATCAAGTTTCATCGTGAAGCAGTAGTCGTCCTCGAAGACCTGATCGCGATTTCGAACATGGACGTTGAGCAGAAGGAAAAAGCCAAGTCGACTCTCGGCGAACTATCGACGGAAGCACTTAAAACTGTGGTGCAAGCTGCGACGACTGCAGGATTATCTGCACTACTTGGAAAATAAGCTTGGTCCAGAAAACAAAAACCCGCCGAATGGCGGGTTATTTAATGAAGGCATCTCTTTACCAATATCATACATGACGTTCCCTATGACCCCACACAATGCATTGTAAAACGTTGTTTTGTAAATATTGCTTGTTTGGATTTTTTTTACTTCATTCATAGAGTCACCTTCCTTTTCCGTACGTTTAGCTTTTTTCGATTTGATAAAACGACTACTCAATTTGTACGCAGAATAAACTGCTAAAGCTGTGAGCGTAGGGTCAACGGATGCCATGACTAGCGGAATCGAACACGCAGAGATGCAAAATTCTTTTCAACTATGCTTTATTATATCGCAAAATATCGAAATATTTCATATTTGTTGGAATAAAAAAACCGGGGCTGCGCCGAAGTTTATCTCGTTTTGATATGTTTCTTCTGCTCTTCAGCCCACTCAACTCTCCAGGCATCATCGAGGGCCAGTATTGCTGCGTCAAACTCAATGCGGTCGATCAGGATAGTGCGCGATGCCAGGTAAAGCTCAATATCATTCAGGGATAGAGGGAGCGGCACTCCGGCCATGCCGGCATACTTCCTGCCGCGCGATATCATGGCGTAAGCGTTGAGGATCTCCCCAGTGACCGCATCGATTTCAGGCTCTGGAATGGGCGGGAGATTTAGTTTCTCCCTGCGCCACTTTGCTTTGTCACCCTGTTCGCCGGCGAATTCCTTTAGCCACTTTTGGGCCTCTATGGCTTTTTTACGGTTTCCTGAGTCTGCTGCTCCTTACCCTGAGCAATGGACGCCGCCTCAGCCAGAATAAGCCAGTACAGAGAGGGGTTTTGTTTCAGTAACGCAACACCACGCTCCGGTGTATACGCTACGGCCGTCTCCATACCATCCACCAGCTCCCCCACGCCTTCCCAGTCTTTCAGAAGAAAGCGCGCGCAGTTGTCGATGAGAAGATCATCAACCGAGTCAATCTCTCCCACACTGGCGAGATCGAAAGCATCCGTACCGACCTGGTAGCTCGCGTCCATTTTGTCGATATGGCGCCGCACCAGCGCATTGCGTGAGCGGTATTGTGGATTCTCACTACTGGCCACCAGCAGACGGAGTTTAAATAGCGCCTCGTCTTCCGGCGTGAATTTCTTTTTACTGCCTGCCGGCTTTTTGTAAGGGAAAAACCAGCGTTCTCCGTTCAAATCAATTTGAGAAGAAATAATCAGCATAAAGACTCCCAAAAAAGCCCGAACCGCGATGCTCAGCGGAACGGGTCAGGTAAATTAAGGCGCGGTAACGATGATTTCAGACGTTGCCGTAAAGGTGCGGGCCTTACCGGTGATGGTTGCCGTACCGGCTGCGTTACGCGTGACTTTCGCTGTTTTCTGCCCGGTAGAAACCACGCTGGCGATAGTCGGATCCGATGACGTCCACTGGACAGCATCAGTTGAATCAACTGGCGTAAGCGTGGCGGTTAACGTCACAGTAGATCCCACTGCTCCAGTTGAAGTGGCTGGCGCAACACTGATCGCCGTCGCCGGCACTTTGGGAACGCGGGTGATAGTTGGCGGAGTATTGGCCGCGGTTATATCCAGCTGAACCTGAACAATGTCAGTGCTCCCCGCATCCGGCCAGTCGCCGGAGATCTGCACTTCCGGGAAATCGAAGGTATAGGCGCCTTCAGCATTCTCCAGCGTGAAGCTAAACGGCACCGTTTCGCCGGTGAACGTTTTTTTGTAAACCTCCCAGGCAGCCTTTGACCATGACAGTGTGATTTGACCTGACGGGGTAAAGGTTGTCGGAATGTTTGCGCCGGCGAACGCCGAGCCGGTACCGATGCAGCGCTGGGTCTGCATATTGTTGTTGAACTGAATGTTAAAGGTGTCGACGCAGAAGCCTGTCCCGCCATCAATACCATTTAGCCGGATGTTTGTGACCTCTTTGAAGGAGTAACGCAGCGCCCCCGCTAAATCCACTGGCGTGGTGAAAAAGCTGGTATCGTCCCCCTTCGTCTCCCAGTCCAGCCCTGCAAACGTAATGGTTGCAGTGATATCACCATCGGCCGGGATTTCCATCTGGAAGGTACCAACCTGGCAACCGCGGGCAATCTGGGCGATCCCCACATCACTGGCAAAGGTCGCCACGGAGAACGTAATACGACCATTACCCATCGTCAGCACGTTATTTACCCATTCGGCGCCGAAACAGCTGGCAAGAAAATCGTCATGCTGATTCCAGCGAAACCGTGTGCCGACATCGCCGCCGACATCCACTGTGCCGCGTGAAACACCCTGCGCCATACGGTCACCAGCTATTTCGTCATTGTCGTTGGTGTTCTGCGTTGGTTTCAGACCAAATGAAGAACGACGCAGCAGGTTCCACGCCCCTGCTGTTGGCGTGATTCCTGGCGTTGTCTCGCGAATAAACGCGGCTACTACTTTTGCACCTGAGCTCACAGGAGCCTCCTGTTTTTTGTGCGCTACAGAGCGCGATAAGGAATTTGAAGATTGAGCTGTAACCAGCCATCGGTCTCACCCGCCGGCACAGCAGAAACAGCGAAATAACTAAGTTTTCCGTCGTCCTTGAACTCGAATAGCTCCGTTAGCTGATCAGCCGTCCGTGAGATAAGCAACGTCCCGGAGCCAACCGGAACAAATAGCTGAATGATGAGTAAGCCCGTCCTGTGGACGACTGGCCCATCCCCGATCTCGGTTGCGCCAGCCTGTCCTGCAATGTTGGTGAGGCGGGCCCAGATATCGCGGTTGCTGGGGTCAAATACCGGACCATTGGGATAATCCACCGCATCAGAGGCAATAGCGGTCTGTGCCGCCATTCGGGAAATGACAGCGTTTCTGATTTCTGTAAGGGTCATTTGTAGGCCTGAATCACACCATTAAACGAGACGGCATAGACGCCTGTTGGCGCCTGCGTTGAGTGACCATTCTCCAGAGGCACGGAGTAAGGCAGGTTCGACTGAATGTAAATCACCGAGTAGGCTGGCGCCTGGTCAATGATATTTTTGCCATTAAGAAATGTCATTGTCCCACGCGGATCCGGCTCGGTCGGGACGGAGTGATCGGGTTCGCCGATGCTGACAAAATGCGATGCCCTGAAGGTTCCTGCGCGATACTCAGCCGGCCGCCTGATATCCATGCTGTCATTAACACGGACTTTCTTCCTGAGCCTTCCGGTTTTGGTCAGGTTAGCAGGGTCGGCATAAAGAGATTCGTTCCATTCCCCAACAGCTTTGTTGTATTGAACCGCGGTCGCGTTGATGGCCCACAACTCAGGGTTTCCTACCGGCGAACGTTGAACGATTTCATTCAGCAGTTGAATGGCGATTGTCCGCTGGCGTAGTTTGACATCTTCGGCCACCAGCCCGGCGAATGCGGCCGGGTCAATGTTCCAGCCCTTAGCCATATCACACCCTCCGCAGTTGAATGGAGTACGCAGCGCCAGCAGAGTCGGCAGAAGCGGTGATGATCTCGTAACGCTGAAGCTCACCCGTAATAGAATCCGGTGCGGTGATGATATGCCCGACTGCCGGCTTGTCAGTCACCTCATTGACCAGGGCGGTTAGCTTCACGTCACCATGCAGAATGTTAACGCCATCGATACGGCGCAGTTTATAACGCGCCAGCACTCCACGCCCCGAGTAAGTCACCTGCGTTTCAGTGCCGGTTTCCGTCACCGGGTCCCAGGCACCTCGAACGGTGTATGACCCAGTGAAATCCTTAACGGCATCCTGCAGGTCTGTATCGAAGGCTGCGGCGACTTCAGTTTGGAGTTCGTCGCGGATACCCACGGTCTACCTCCTCTATGCCTTTTTCACCAAAACGCTGAAGCGGGATATTGTTAGAAACATATCCGCCAGTAAAAAGGACCAGGACGTTACCACGCAGTTTCCTGGTATAGATTTCGCCGTTGCGTTTAACCCTCAGCGGAAGCGGAGCAAACTCAACAACGCCCTTTGCCGGGTTTGCGTAAACGACATAATTGATCGGGTTTCCATTCACAAACACATCGCGAGGGCCGAGCCCGTCACCGGCATAATGCACATCAGTGTTTTGCATATCACCCCCTTACCAGCCGTACCTGAGACTGACTAACGCCATAGGGCTTTAGCATTGCAAGCGCCAGCTGCAGATCGGAATCAAGCAATGCCGAGCTGTTGGTAGCAAGTTCCGCGAAGGTCTTTGAAACGCTGACATCATCGGCATCTACCGTCTTACTCAGCAACACACCAGAATCGGTTTTCTGCTGATAAAGGCCACCATTCGAGGCCGCTAGCGCCGCATAGGCGCCAGCTTGTTTCACATCGTCAGGAATGATGATTTCGTGAGTTGCCTTATTGCACGGCATTTTCAGGTTAAGTCCATTCATCCAGGTATTAGCCATCAGCACAGATTTGGCTTTTTTGCTTTCATCTGTCCAGGTGGCACCGAGAATCGAATTGACGTCTTCAACGGTGATGAAAGTGATCATGCATCACTCCATTTCTTTCCAGCCGTGCGCCTTCCAGTTCTCCACTTCATCAGGGTGAACGTTGGCGGTATTGGGCGCACCCGGGAATGCCGGGAAATCGGTAACCATCACCACCAGCAGCGATGTGGTCGTTACGGGTACGTTGTTATCCACCTTCGTAGACGCAGTTTGCTCAGCAGCTCGTTGGGCGCGCTGCTCTTTTGTTAATCCGGCCATTATCCCTCCACTAAAAAAAGGGGCCGAAGCCCCCTGTTTATCAGCCCAGCAACAACGCTGAGTGCGCGGACTTAACTGCCGCTACACCCCAGGATAAACCGACTTCGTAACGCACCTGGCGATACTGGCGGTACAGTGCCACCTGGTAAGTGATGCCAGATACGGGGTCAGTAACGTTCATCACATCATCCGCCGTATCGCCGCCCTGCGGCATTGCCGGGGTTCGGGATGCAAGCAGGAATGCATTGCGATCAAACGCCATGTTTGCGGTGTAGGCGCCACCAGCGGTAATAGCGGTGTTGTCGGCCAGTGACTGACGTAAGCCAGGAGCAGCCAGGGTGATTGCTGTGGCCGTCGCAGCAGCAACAAGGTATTTATTACTGTCCCCGTCAAACGTCACGATGTCACCTGCTGCAAAAGCACCTGTGCCGGTATCAATGGCAATCAGAATATCGCCTTCAGCTTTTGCTCCATTCACCAGGTATCCGGCAGCCGGAGATGCAGCGCGTTTCTTAACATGCGCGGATTCGTGGATGTTGAATCCTTCCAGTCGCCCCACGATACCTTCGCGCAGAAGCGCATCAGTACCGGACTCGTTTACTTTGAACAGAACAGACTGTTTACCACGGAGGTTTGCGATAGCCGAAGAACCGAGAACCATCTGCAGATCAGTTGTCGGCGAACCGTTGTCAGAGAGAACCTGGCGCGCATTGGCCGCATCCGACAAATCGCCTGCAATACCGAAAGGAGCGGTGCCGGCCGTACCGACAGCACGGGAGGATGCGAAATACAGAGCTGCGAGATCTGCATCCATCTCATTAGCCAGCGCGCGAAAAGCCTGCTTAAACTGATCAGCAAGGATGGTGTTGTATGTCCCTGCGGGCCCCAGCGCCAGTTGTTCCTCACCGTTCCATTTGACCGGGGCCATTTTGGATTTGGTGATTTTGACATCAACGGTGCCGATCGTCTGGTCGCCGTCATTTGGCGCAGTAGCCCCCGGGGTAATATCAACAGTGGTTGCCGGTGGCGCAACCGGCGCAGTAACAGTCTGGTCCTTCGCCGCCGCATCAGCTTTAGCATTGCGCGATACAGCCGGGATAAAACCGACCTGTTCGCGAGATACGGTATCCAGAGCCGTGAAGATAGTCGGGATCAACCCGGTAAGCGTATTAGCCATGTGTATGGATTCCTTGGAGATTAAAATATAGGGTTGGTTGAGCTATCCAGCTCCGGCACCAGCAGCCATCCGGCGGCTGGCAAAGAATTAATCGACGATGGTGATACCGTCTTTGAGAGTTGATTGCTGATCTGTCGGACTCAAACTGGTAAACGCATCGCGTTTCATCGTTTTCTGCCCGAGTGAATGCTGAGACTGCCGTGAGCCGCCTCCCTGGTTGCCGCTGGCCTTCAGAATGTGGTCTTTCTGTGGGTACTGCTCCACCAGGAACTCCAGCGCCTCATCAAAGGCCGCCAGTTCGCCCGGCTTCGAGCGGGAATAAATTTTGTTGCCGGAGCCGTCATAGGCAACGACTTTCCCGTCCTCAACTTTGAAGGACTGACCGAACCGCGCCTGAAGCATATCTGCCGGGATTGCCACTTTATCTGCGATGAATTTCGAGCCAGAGAACCGGCCGCCGATCATTTCCTGATAAAGCTGGCCTTCAAGGGTCGTCGCACGCTGAGTAGCTTCATCAAGCTGGGCCTGGAAGGATTTGGTGATATCTGCTTTAACCTGATCAACAGCGCCTGCGTCGATCAGTTTTTTCTGGTCGATTTTAGTCATCATCTCCAGCGCTTCGAGCGCCTTTGCCGGATCACCGATTTTGGCAAACTTAGCCAGACTGGCTTCAGCTGCTTCTTTGGCTTCACGATGAGATTTCGCCTCGCCATTCAGAGAAGAGATTTTCCCAACGGCCTGCACAGCATCAAAACCAACTTCCTGGCCATCATCGTGGACGTAGACGGGTAAACCGCTGGAATCGACTTCTGCATAGCTTTTGCCGTTAACTTCGACTGTTTTCAGTTTCATGTGGTTACCTTTTCGGTGGTCATCCGACCGTTGCACCGCTCACCATCCGGATCACGGCAATAAAAAAGGCCGCCCGGAGGCAGCCTGATTGAAGACTTAAAAAGCTTTAAAGTCTGGCGTTGCTGAACGCCTGAGCATCCAGGTTACGAAGTTGCTCCAGAGTCAGCCATTCGCCCTTGTCGTTGTAGAAGTCATCGGGCGACATGCCGCCGTCACGAATCAGCCGGGCCCGGGTTACGCCAACGATCTGGGACTGTCGCGTGAACGACTGGCGCGAGAACCAGCCCTGATAATCGGTATCCGAAGGCACCTGCCCGTCCATGCTGGCACGTGAGCTATCTGATATTTTCCCAACAGCAATACGCAGCTCATCAGACGATTTCAGGATGTAGGTTTCGACGCTGCGACAGCAGAAATGGATTTTCCCGGGTCCCTGCAGATACGGCACCTTATGGCCGATCGGCTTGTTATCCAGTGTGTACTTGAGGCGGTCGCGAATCCGACAGTCTTTTGATGTACGGTTATCCAAAGTGGATAACCACTGCTTACCCTTCAAAATGTCATCGTTCGCATCTGCAAAGCTTTTCCTGGCCGTAGAAGCAAGATGCCCCACAGCCGTTTTTGCAATACTGCCGGCATTAGTTCGGCTCATCTGCAGTGCGCCATCCTGATAACCACGGTTAGCATGACCACGGACCTTTCTGGCGATTTGCTCATGCGTATCGCCCAGGAGAAAACCCTGCCGCACTGTATTGGAAATTCTTGCCATCCTGTCAGCTTCAAGGTTATCTGCCCACTCCGAAAGCAGGCGCCCCTGAAATGGCTGTGCCATCGCAGTTGCGTAAACGGCATCCGGTGAAATGCCCACCAGCGGGTGAAGCGATAGCACATCATCGGGGATCGCAAACTGGAACAGGCTCAGCTGAAAACCTGTTTCGTGCTGAGCGAGTTGCAGCAGCTCATCAGATAGTCCCGCGTACATTGACTGCACAGCCTCGCGATTGAGAGCTCTGACACTAACGAGCAGCGCTTCCAGTCGCGACACGGTAAAGCTGTCAGCATCCAGGCTATCCATCGCTACCAGCAATCTGGCTGTCAGTTCCGCATCGCTGTCATTCAGGATTTTTATCATCCTGTTTGCAACGCTGGTGCTGTACCGCGCTATCCATATCGCATGCGCTATCGATTCATCCTGAAGCTTGTCATTCGCCGTTGCCATTTGCACCACCCGGGTTACTCAGTCCGCCGGCCAGCGTGACCTGCTGATTTCGCAGCTCGTCGATTACCTCTTCGGGCTTCGCATCCGGATCGATAAATTTGAGGGCCTGCAAAACGCGAACAGCATCGACCTGACGTATATCACCCCCCTGACGTAGCGACTGAACAGCTGTTGCAGCTGCGGCATCAAACGTCTGGGCTGAAACATCCAGTTCGGTGCGTACATCGACATTGCCACCCTCTTTCTCGCCCAGCCATTCCGCCATAATCTGCAGGATATTATCGAGCGCATCCTCAAGCGAGCTTGCCATGGTGTAGAGAGGTGAATTCTCCTGCATCCGCTCTTCGTGAGTCTGGTCTAAGGATTTAGTCGATGTGTTTTCCGCGCGCAGCAGTTTTGCGCCGGCCTGACGCATCTGGTTTTCCAGATCCTCAAGGGAAATCTTACCGGCTTCAATCGCAGCCCCGGTATGCTCGACATATTCCAGTCCCTGCCGCTGGCGGTCATCGAAACGAGTCGCAGAGGAAGAACCTATCGTCAACGTTTCGCCATCAGCCAGACCGTAAGCCACCAGCAACGGCACGCGAGCGACATGAAGGATGTTGTCCTGTTCACTCTGACTCTGCCAGTGCTTGATATTCAGTAAGGCGAGATTAAGCAGTGGCGGTGAACCGCGCATAAAGCCTGTGCGTTTCGTATAAAGCGTCACCAGGGGAATATCATCGCGACTGGTTTCCCACTCGTCGTGAATCTGCCACGGGCTTTCGCCGTTATCACCTTTATTTCGGCGATAAATTTCAACCTTGCCCGGCATGATATGGCGTATTTGTTCAACTTTCGTTTGCCCGTAATCGTCGCCATCAATAATGATGACCTCTCTGATACGCAGATCGGTCAGCACCACTTTCCCTTTAACCACTTTCGATTTCCAGCCGATGACCTGGCGAGGATTTAACATCGTGGCATACGGGCGGGATCCCGCGGCTTTTTCGTCGGCTTTAGTTTTTACTGCCTCCGGGTCAATTTTCGGGAAATCCACCAGCGCATGTACCAGACCATACTGAAATCCGATGCTGAAAAATTGTTGTGCCCAGACATCGAGCCGGTTTCCTTCCATATCAATATCTGGCGATAGTTCCCGTATTTGTTCAGGAGAGTCCTCACTCAATACCGTCGGCTCAGCAAACACTCGCCCGATGTTTTGTTTAATGGCCTCTTCATAGGCAGGTAGTAACGTTGCCGAAGCCAAACGCTCCTTATAACTTTCAGGATCTTCGTTCGGCCATTTCGGGAGATACTTCTTGCCCTGCCGGCGCATTTCCAGCGTGCCGCCCATCAGCGCATCATTAATATCCCATGCCTCAACCATGTCGTTATAGTCGAGGCTGGGCGTTGAAATATCAGGCATGGTTTTACATCCGCAGTTGGGTGACTTTTCCAGTCGGTTTGATGATCGGGAATTGCTTCACAATGAAATACCCACCGGCATCGTTGGGGTGATCGTTATCCGCCGTTTTATCCGGCTCACCGTTTTCGCCCCAAACCTGTTGCTCAAGCGACTCGGTGTACACCGGGCACCGCTTTACATTCACTTTGTAGCGACGTTCACCGTTACCATTGCAGAACATGGCATTCATCGCGTTGATGCGGTCTTTCACTGGCGGGTTTGATGCATTAACAACCACATTGAAGCCAGCCTGCTTAAGCTGAGCGATATCCGTGGCGCTGGCATTGCTGGATTTACGGGAATCGCCGGAAGCGTCCGGGTAAATATAGATTTCCCGTACCTTGCGATAATCGTTGCCGTCGTACAGCCAGAACCGTTCTTTGATGATGCGGATCATGTCAGGGGTGTCGTAAGCCTTCACGATTTCATTAACCGCAAACGGAAGCCCCAGACGTAACACATGAACAACCCCGGCCATCTTCCCGACGTTGAAATCCATACCGATATACAGCGGCTCACCGGGTTGCTCTTCTTCCCTGCAGTTATTCAGCTTACGGTCAAACTGATGGTAAATCGTCCCGCTGGTCAGGTTGGTGAACTGGCCACGGAGATAAGCCTTGATCAGCTCCGGCGGGTATGACTCCATCAGCGACGGGATATAGTCCGGCGGCAGATTCTTTTCGTTGTCGAACGTCGAGGCCTGCACCAGGCCGTAGAGCGTTGAGAGCGAAGGCTTATCGCGTACAGCCTTTGCGAACTGCTGATAAACGAATTTAAACCCTTCTGGCGTCGTGGTGACGTCGATCCCGTTACGAAGACCGGCCACGTTGTAACGCATACGTGCAATGATTTTTCGCCAGGCTAACTGCGCCTTTTTCGCGGGCATTACGTCCAGCTCATCAATCAGCGCATTACCGATTTTAAAACCAACGATGGTTTGCGGTTTCTCCATCGAGCGGCAAATCGTCGTTCCTCGGTACTGGCGCCCGGCGTAGAAGTGAACCTCTTTGTTTCCCTCGTTGATTTTGACATGCAGCCCCCAGTCGTGGGCCACCTCCTCAACAGTGGGATAAAAGATGTCACGGATCTGCGGATACGTTGGCGCAAAGTAACCCTGGTTGATTTTGGGGTGTTCCCACATCCCTTTGCAGATACCACCGCAGCCGACCCACGTCTTGCCAGAACCGAAGCCGGCGACGTAGGCTTTAAATTTGTGCTCCATTGCGAGGAATCGGGCCTGAGGGATGTTAAGCGTCGGTGCTATCGCCATCATCTTCCCTCACTCGTGCATCGACTACGTTGATATTGATTGCAACTGGCGTTGGTTCGTCATCCTCCGGATCAGCAGCCAGCTCTTTGCGTAACTTTTCAACCTCCAGCTGCCGGCGCTCAATTTCAATCAGCTGCAGACGCTGGGCGAACTCGCTATCAGCCAGGCCGAGCCGTTTCATCACCGCCTCGTACATTCGCTCGCGGCTAATAGCGGTAATCTCTACGCCATTCTTCCCAAGCTTCACACCGGAATAGGCAAGCGCAGCATCAGGCGCCAGCTTGCGCGTATCGGCGAAGAAAGGCTGGCCGATTCCATCACCATTGCAGCGAGGACATTCCGGGTTAGGTGCGCTGGTGTGGTCGTAACCGTAACCACCAACATCTACGGGCTCGCGACGTTTACGCTCAAGCGCTTCGAGCCGTTTCTCTTCGTACTCAACAGCATCGCGCCATTGATACTGGTGACCGAAGCCCCAGCAGTAACGGCAGCTCCCGCGGCGATACTGTGATAGCTGGTTGGCGTCGAACGTTGCCAGGCGCCACATCTGCTCAAGCACTTCATCAGCGCTGCCGAGCGTGCGCACAATGGATGCTTTCTGCTGCTGCGCAATGGCCTGCGCAATACTAACTTTTGCTAACAGCCTTGCTCCCTGTTCATTCGCTGTCTTCTTGCTGTACCCGGCACGGATAGCGGCCTGTGTGGCGTTGTTGTCCTTCAGGTATTCCGCGACAAATGAACGTTGTTGATCGGTGAGGCCATCATCATCCACCAACTCTTCTGCGCACTTTTCCTTTTGCGCAGTGCGCAGTTTCTTCTGCGCAGGTTTTTGCGCAGTGGGTTTCTTGATGTATCGGCGGGCGGTAGCGTAATTCAGTCCCTGCGCTTCACACCAATCCTTCGGTGATACGCCGGTTGCGGCATGATCGGACAGGAACCGTTGCTGAAGCTCGCCCCAGTCCGGTTTTGCCATGGATTATTCCTATTTAACGTGAGGGAGAAAAAGGAATTACTGACTCTCCATAAAATATTCACTTTTATGTTTTGAAATTAAGGCTCTTTAGTTCAGGAGTTATTATGAAAAGAATTATGCTTGCTGTTTTTGTTATCTGTGGTGCGCTGTCTCTTTCAGGATGTATTTTGCCTCCGGGAGGTCCTGGCGGTGGGCATGGTGGAGGTCCAGGTGGCGGATTCTCACATGGTCCGGGTTTGCGTTAATAACAGCAGGCCCTTTTCAGGGCCTATTCGTATCAGGTGGTATCAGTCGATACCTCCTTTCCTGAACGAAAACGATACTTCCATAGGCACCAACTGTAATGCCTTAGCTGGCCTGCTCAGCGCCGGTATCAAACAGCGCCAGCGCTTCGGTCGCTTCCTGAATCGCTTTACGGGTCTTCGAGACAATCTCGCTTTCCGTGTAAACACGATCGAAAGAGTCAGCGAATAGCTCAGCTTTCAGATAGCTATCACCAACCCAGTCAATGGCCAGCTTGGCCGCTGCGGTGTCGTAGTTAACTTTCTTGATGATATCCAGGCGGATTTGCTCGGATGTGGTGATCTCTGACATGTCTTACCTCTGTGCGATGTGGGGAATATTATAGAAACCACTCGGCAGAATAGCTTCTGTAATGCTTTCCCACTATCCGAGGGAGCCACTCTTATGCCCTTGATTTGCTGTCAACCGTCACTGCGGTGCTTATCGCAGCAGCCTGAGCGGTCGGTAATTATGCCTGCACATCCGCGCTTACGACATGCGGGGGAATTAACGGTGGCATTGGTTACGGGCGCAATAAAAAGCCCCGCATAAACGGGGCTGTAGATTCAGATAAATGGTTTGGCTACTGGTAGTTATCTGCAAAATGCCCTTCGACCTGAGATCTGACATCAACAGTTTCGTCTAACTTTAAGGAATCATAGCCCTTAATATGGAAATGAGGCTCATATGCATAAATCGTAATAAACGCATATAATCCTTCATCTCCTGAGAAAATCTCATATTTGACACGAGAAAGACCGGCACCAACTAACATGTATGTATCCAGAAGCTTTTGGGTATTCATCATCCATTCCTTTTCCTTTAAAAATCCTTATCAGCATACATGAATTCGATGGATGACGGCAGCAATGAATTCTTGCAGACTTCGAAAAAAACTTCAACATCAGTAGATTAATACCCATACAGCCCCCCAAATATGCCAAAAAATAAAGCAGCAAGCAGCCAGGCAAGCGCAGTCTTCTTCATTAAGACTCCGTAAAATGCTATAGACATTGCTAGACACAGCGTTATAAAAACTGGCCACATAGTCAATAACAAAAGCAAATAACCAAAAAATCCACTATTAATAGTTATATTCACCGCTAACTTAACCCTGACGTTCTAAATATGAGCTGTATCGCATGACACCATGCAATCTGTTCTTTCTGGCGAACTATAGCATTATCAAAGGCACTTAGTGAATGCTTGATGCCTTAGCCGCTGAGCTCCGTTAACTGATTTACACCCGCTACGCTTGTTATATCCGGAGTGTTGTCTAAACTATCTAATGACTTTGCTCTGCCATGACAAAGTCCGTCGTTCTGCCCGTGAGCTCAGGGATGAGCCACTTCCTGTAGTGTCTGACCTTCCATTTTTTCTCAAAACCAGTAGAAAAACATCCCGCAATCTGGCTAAACTCCGACATTGGCTGCCCCTGCAGCACCCCGTAAATTTGTCGGATTTACTCCACGGGGTTTTTTATAACCTGAAGCTGCTGGACAAAAGGCTCCAAGAACTAAGCCCACCAGCAGTACATTTCTAGGATATCCAGAAACAGGATACCTAAGAGTTGTTATGTCCTTCGAACATATAAGGAGCGTATCATGATTAGTTATATTCAAACCTGAGCTCATCAAGCCTTAATGGTTTTCTTATAAAAGCCTTTTGGCATTCGATTATGAGTATCTGCCCCTCGCACAATGAGCAAAACACAGGAGAGGATTTACCGGAATCACCATTTCCACAGGTGAGCTCCTTAACCCCATAAATAGTGCGCTCAATCGTATTATCTCTGATAAGATTGATATGCCCTGCATGCTTTTCACCTTGCACTATGTATTTAGACTGCTTACCTGTTATACCCTCAGAGAAAATTGCCACCCCTTTATCAAAATCCCAGATAAAAATCTTACGCCCACCGTCAGTTACAAGCATTTCCAGTGTCAGCTTGTCATTCGATGCTGGGTCAGACATTCTTGCATAGCATTTTCTAATCACAACACACCTACCTATTTTTAGGTAGAATATAAGCACACCAGAAGCAGCATTCAACAAGAAAATAATCTGTCCTGCATAAGCCAGCCAACTGGCTTTCTCCAACCGCAGCTGACGTAAACACTGAATGGCACACTAGCGCAACAGCTTCAACTGGCAGGAAAGGTCCTCAGGCTTTGACTGCAACACCACCAATGTTAAAGCCATAAAAAAGCCACCAAGAGGTGACCTTAGCGATGGGAATAAATGAAGCATGAATGAAGACGGTCTCAACGCTCTGCTATCAGGTTTAATCGGACGGAGCCTGAAGTTTGAAATATATTGTTTTTGTTAAGCCTTGAGTCGGTTTATTGGCTTCATAACGCCATTGGGCCATTGCCGCAATAACGGCAGAGTCGAATAGGTGCTGAGGTTCTGATTTTAGGATCCAAAGCTTTGATATCTTGCCATCAACACCTACGTTATATCTAACCGCCACACCTCCTTCAATCCTGTTAGCCAGTGCGTAATACGGATATGCAGGATGCGGCGAATATAGCAGCTTTGGTTGAGGGTTTTTAGCGGAGCTGGAACACCCCAGAAGCATACCACACAGGAAGATCGTACCGATAAATCCCTTTTTCATGAAAACACCAATACCGTGAATGTAAATCAACATTATCAAGGTACAGCCTTAACGTGTAGAGGAGAACACCTATTAATGGTAGACATCGAAGCCCTTCATCAACTGAGACTCTTCTGTAATGTTCAATCCTTCAGCTGAGGTAGGCAGTGCTGTTCAGAGTGTGAGTAGTCAATAATGCACTCATAGCCCTGTACAACGCTGCCGTCCTGCAGTTTAACTTCAATCTTTCGTACCTCTTTTGGTTTGCTGTGGATAAACAGCAGAAAAAAAATCATAAATATCTACCGCTTACGCTTGTTGTTTCTGGGCTGGCTCCTAGGCTAAAAGAGCCATTACATAAAAGACCTTGCGTTTACTTACCCGTGGACCTCAAGGATGAGGCCATTTATTTAACTCAATGAGCAGGGGTAATGCTACGGCAGTTGGCTTGCACTGCTTTGTTGTGCGCCAGAATGTCGCGCTTGGTCTGCATATCCAGCACGTCGATATCGTGGTCAGTAAGGTAGATGATGCGCACCCAGCTGCAGGCCGTATCAACGACTACCTGGGCGGGTGACCTGCTCGCGCAACTCCCGAACAACATCGTCATTATCCATACGCTTAACTCTCTCTTCTGCATCGCGGGCTTCCCGGTAACGTCCTCATTTCTGTTCTGAGCGGCGACATGATGACAGCTTTTTCTTCGCAACACGGGTATCGACTTCAATTAACCAGTTGATGTAAGGATATCGAGCACATCCATCTGGTCGATCTCAACGAGACGATTCAGGACGCATGTCGCATTTATACCATCCAGATCATTGCGCTGCGCTTTAAGTTCAGCAATTCTTAACTGGATGTCAGGTTTTGACAGGTTTTCGGACGCAGTGCGGTTAGCTGTCTTTTCGCTGTACCCCGCCCGAAAAGCCGCTTGCGTGACGTTTAAATCGATGAAGTACTCGCGACAGAACATTTCTTGCTTGTCGGTGAGTGCCATTTTTAACCTCAAGGAGCTGTGAATGAGTAAATATAAGGTTGGCGATAAAGTTAAGCTTAGATCTGGTGGTCCAGTCATGACCGTTCAACAAATTAGCGTTCCCCAACCAACAATGTATCGGGGCACTAATCGATGCCAGTGGTTTGCAGGGAAGAAACTTGAAGAAGGTTATTTCCCGGACGACTCACTGGAGGAAGCTGGAGATGACGAGTAATCAAGAACAAACCGTCCACTGGATGCTTGAACATCTCAAAAGAGACGGATGTTTATATCAAGATGATGTCGTAGATCGCTTAGTTAAAACTAAAAATGAAGACCTTTTAGTTGAAAATGCCGACGGTAATTTATCCTTAAGTCGTCAGATTCTTATCTTGTTTAAGAAACATACAGCAGACAATGTTGTTTGGGTTAAGCCTCAGCGTTATTGGCGTTATCGTGTCGATGAGGACGAACCTGGTCGTGAGGCTCGTGGTTAACCTTAAGGGCGAGCTGTCGCCCTTTTTTACGCTACTATGATAGGGCTACCTATGCTGGCAGCTATAATCGCGCCTTTGCAGATGAACTTAACTGAGTGTCACCAGCTACATTCCGGTTTATAGTCTTATCTCAATCACTAATTTGAGGGAACTATTATGGCGCAATGTGACTACTCAGATATCGCTTTCCAGATAAGTACAATTCATGGATTTAAAAAACTATTTATTGCCAGCGGGGCTGGAGTGGACATTCCGATCGATCATGGAAGATACCTTGTAGCTGTGAATGAACGTGGAGACAGACTGGCAGATAAATCACCAAATGGAACATGGATTATTGAAGGTAAATTTTATGATGGCTTTGATCCAAACATCCCAAAATATAAACATGCGATAGAGGTTGTCCACCCGCCGCTTGAAAATAAGTAATCAATTAGACAAACACTGCGTGCGGATGTAGTCCTGCAGATAGCCAACCTGTTTCGTCACTGTGAAGATTCGCTCTCTGAGGGTGAAATAATCCCGCTCAGCGGTGTCAACAAGTCTGGGGCCGGAAGCATCGCCCATGCCGCCGGCGCTGGCCGCTCCGTTCGCGGGACATTCTGCGTTGAGGCGCAACCGGCACTTGCCAGAGCTAACGCAACGCTGCAGATCATCAAGCTGAGATTTCGCATCGACTAATTCCTTCGTGTATTTGGCATCGAGCGCTGCGACGTCGCGCTGCCTTACCTGCATGTCAGCGATGGTGTCATTCGCAAGGCTGAGTTGCTCAGTCGCTTTGTCCCGCTGCCTTTTGAACTCGGTCGCGTTGTCGTGGTAGTGACTGGCGAGCCATCCGAGACTGACTATCAGGCAGATCACTACGGCGCTGATGACTGCGATTAGCCGGTTCATGCTTGTACTTCTGCTACAACGCCGCCAGCGGCTTTGAATTTTGCGATCAGGTTGTCGGCCTTATGCTCAAACTGGCCATAGCCAGCGCCGGGTAATGATGCCCAGATATTGCTGCAGCGATCGATAGCCTGACGAATGTGCCCGTTATCGATGAGTGGCAGCGCGCCACGTTCTTTGATTTGCTGCAGTGCCACTTGGTCCTGTGAGGCCGGGGAGAAGTCTTTCAGTCCAAGCTGTTTCCGATATGCATCCCACCATTTTGAAAGCAGCTGGTAACGCCCGGCCGCGGTAGATTTGATGCCCAGCTTAGGGAGATTAACCAGTTTTCGTGGGTGATCGCTGTAGTCAGAGAAAAGGGATCCGCCGACAATGACATCATAACCCCTGTTTTTGGTGTTCTGCCCTGGCTTGTCAGTACCTTCTGACCAGGCGAGCATATCCAGAAATGCCCTGCGCTGCTTATTGAGTTCCAGCATCATCAACCCCTGCTTTTCTGGCGGCAAACTTCTTAATCAGGTTGCCGATCGAGTCTGTACCGATGTAGCCAATGAAGACACTGGCGATATACGCTAGATTGCTGCTCAGTCCAATAAAGTCGAGAAGGTCACGAATGAACCAGGCGATCATCGCGCACATGACCGCATCGATGAGCGTCTTCGCCATGGCGCCGCCGTTATAACGGCCCCGCAAATACGCCATGATGAAAGCCAGTGTTGCGCCGATACCCTGCTCCTTAGCTGCCAGCAGAGCGGCGATGAAATCTTGTTTGTAGGGCATTCGCATAAGCCTCACCTCCGTTAATGACGGATGGCGCTGTGTGAGTTTAAAAGGGGTCAGGCCCATCGGGATGATTTAACAACAGGTCGTATCGATGATGATTTCCGTGGGCCTGAAAAAAGAAAGGCCACGCAAAGCGCAGCCTTCAAACGATGTAATCCTTTGCTTACTGAAACGCCTTATTGATGGCGTAAAAAAGCCCGCCAGAAGGCGGGCAGAAAGTAGGCATTCTAGGTAGTAACGAATCGAAGGCGCTCCTAATAGTCCGAGCTACCGATTTACCAGGAAGCATTCACTTTTGCCGTTACGTTCTATAAACATAGAAGGGCAACCGCAAAAGTAAACCTGCCATAAATCTTAAATATGTTTAGTGGCAATGTGGTGCCGGGTGCCTCCCGGTGAGCATGCCCCAGCCGGCATGGCCCGCGCTGCATTTACAGGTTTCTGTAACTGACTGGTCGCCCCTCCGCATAGGGGGATTCACCACATCAATACGTTATGCTGTAAACATAGCTAGCGTCAATACACTCTGCATACATTGCTATCGAAGAGCGACTAATCTCAGGCATAAAAAACCCGCATTTTATGCGGGTTTCTGACTTCGCAGTTTGGATTATCTAAATGCTGAGTTCAGAGAAACTTCAGCATCAGGTTCGTGCGTAATTCTGTTTCTGAGATCCCGGCGAATTATCTCAATTGACCAGAACCACACCAGGTGTCCAAATATTTCAGAAACGTTTTCATACCAAGGTAGTTCGAGCAACGGTGGGGTTAGGCCCATAAGTGGGAACGAAATCATATGGACAAACAGTTGTGCGAGTGCACCAGCAAGCAAACCTTGCCACAGCTTAATTTTTGGAAACACCTCGGCAACTACACAATACCCAACCGCGAACACGATGGAGAATATGATATGTGTTACGCCTACCCAGTTAAACACATGTCCGGCGAAGGTATAGACAGCCGCATTTGGATCGGCCAGCCCTAACCAATCACGCAGAAAAATATAAGGAGGGTTAAGGAAGTTTCTGGAGCAATCAATTTGCCCGGCAGCTCGAATTAATGACTCTGGTCCACAGGCACTGGTAAACATGTCGACAGGGCTACGCGGTGGTAGTGGTACTTCAGCACCCCATTTAACAAATGCTGAAACCACCCCAGAAATAAGCCCGATAAACAATGCAACACCATAATGCCGTCTGCGAGGTTCGGTTCGCACAAAAATATCTTTTAACGCCATAAGACCATCACTTATAAAGAATATTTACAGTTCCTTAATATTCCTTAAGTTTGGCGCATGGCATTTTGATTCAGATCACACTTTATAGCCGATTTCAGGCATTTGTTTTCAAAAACACAAAACCCTGCAGTAGCAGGGTTTATATGAATGGTTTCGTTCAGGTGTTTTATTCCACGATTTAAAATATACACGACAACTTCGGACAAAAGCAAGCACATTGCACCTAAAATGCAAAATAATGCGCCCATTTACTCAATCAGCTGTTGCTCGTTGAAACTCTTCATCTGCCCTCTTCTCTTCCCTCCAGCATAGGTCCACCAGCGCATCGCAGAAAGGTTTCCAGTTGCGTGTCCATGTTCTGATGTGCAGGTCTGGGATAAGCGTCAGAATCGCTTTATAAGCAGCCGTAGAGGGCATCGTTGAAAAGCCATTCCCCGAACAGCGCTCACAGATTTTATATACCGGAGCTCCCTGCTCTCTTGTCGCTTTGCGGTCCAGAACCCGGCCAGAACCACCACAGCGGCAGCGAGCATTTATTTTCCCCTTACCGTCACAGGCTTCACACTTAGCGCTGAAGACGGCTGTTACTTCAGTCCACTTATCCCAGTCGGAAGGACAGACAGCACGGGATTTTTTAGCCCAATACGGTGCTTTGCCCCACGGATTAGAAACTTTGCGTTCTGTGGTAGTGGTTTCAATCCGTCCGGTGCCATTACATACCCTGCAGATTCCCGTTGTTTCCGCGGACCGGGAATACTCCGCAAAAGCAAACTTCGCCAAAATCAGGCAGCAGTGCCCCAGCTCTTTACCCGCGGTTTTGCGTACGTTCTTCGGTGCGGTTTCAATCGCATACCTCGCTAGCGCCTGGACGGCCAACTGCTCATCTGTCTTGCTGATGCCAGCCTTTCCAAAGAAAGCAGCCAGGCCGAAGCGCGCACGGCTGCTGGTGGTACCGATGGCCGCCATAACATCTGTTCCGGTCAGGCGATTTGGTGTTGTGCTTTTCACGTCGTCGCTGATGTGCATACCCTGAGGGCTGAAATGTTTTAAGGATGCTTCGAGTTTCATGCTTTCAGTAACCCCTCTTGTTTCCATATAGCCAAAGTTCTGAGCACGCCTTCTGCATGCATCAGGCGCAGTTCGTCGCGGGTGTAATCGGTGGTTCTCTTTCTGCCATCGATGAGATCGTGGCAAGCACTGCAGGCAATTGCCCCTTGGGTATCGTCCGGCTTGCATCCAGTTCCGCAGGTTCCCGCCAGACGGTAATGCGCCAGTACGCTGGTTTCCGGATTGCCATTACAGTGCCCGGGAATACGTACTGTGCATTCGCGGCCTCGGGCCGCTTTACGTAGGTTCGCCATACTCACCCCCACATCCTGTTGCGCCAGCGAGAGTCTGGCCGCGGCGGATTTTTGTCCTCCACCAGCTGCGCGCTGACGGTCCATGTCATAAAGTCAGGGTTTAAGCTTCGTTCGACCTTTACGCCCCGCTGGCGATATCTAGCCATCAGTTCGTCGGCCTGCTGCGTTGTGCATTCGTGATGGTGAAACCATGAGTGTTTCATCGGCATCACCCCGCGAAGCTTAAAAGCTGGTTGGCGGCGTTCTCAGCTTCCTGCAGGCTGTTGAACGAACGAGAGAGGATCCATCGCCAGAGAACATCGAGCGATGCTTTGTACAGTTCCTGGAATTCGCATTCGTCCATGCTGGCGAAAGAAATACTGCGAGGGTGTTTTTTCAGCGTGCCGTCCGGCAGCTGTATGGCGTCATAGTGGCCGGCTTCAACGATGACCCACGCCCGGTAAGCATCGAAAGATTTGCAAATACTGATATAGCCGGATCGCTTCTCGGCTATTCGGTCGAGATATTGCCCGCCGGCATCAAGTAACGCCGATTCACTCCCGCCATATGCAGCAAGGTATTTGGCATAACCTGTGATAAGCCTGCGCTCGTTAGACGAAATCGCCCCACCGGTAGGTTCCCAATATTCGAAACCGAGATTGAGTAAAGCAAAGTAACGGCGGTGAAACGCCGGATTGCGGACAAGCTTAAAGTCGGCCTCCAGAACGGCGCCGAGCTTGCATTTTGATTGCAAGAAATCGCTGGTCTCCTGCGTGGCAGGGATCAGTAAACCTTGTGACTGCTTTATTAAGTGCAATTGCGCCATGGTTTCTCTCCGTGGCGCAGTAGGTCAACGGTTGTTCAGGCCGTTGATTTCATATTATCAGAAGGCGGGATAACCCGGTAGCCGAGGCGATGAAGAAAACTGGTCATTGCGTTGAGATTAAATACTCCCTCGTCCTCAAGCAGTGGTCGCATAGAAGTAACACCATTTGCCGTGTATACCAGAACCCGGCCTGCTGCCCTGATGCTGCCAACAACTTCACCTGTAGAACGTTTAACCAGATCGTAGTACTCATTACTCTCACTGCGCATCCCTACCTCCCGGAAGCAAACCATATACTGTGTTTTTATACAGTATAAATTAATGTTAAATCACTTACATGTGAAAATTTCACGGTAGCGGAAGATATGATGGCAGATGAAGATCGTCCTACAAGCCCCTATTTTCAAAGGAGATAATCAAAATCGAAACTTTGGTGCATTTGTATATTTTTATCGGTTGACGGAGGTAAAAGCTTTGCACGTTGGCCAAAGGCATATTTTGTGTGTTGTACAAGTCCCTATTTGATCAATGCAGTGATGAAATAGCAAAATATGATATTTAGTTAAAATAACCGAAGATTTTGCAGCATTAAAACCCAAATTATATGGAAATATCCATATGACATATTGCACCGCCCTTCAGACAAAAGATGAGTAATGGTTAATGACAAGGAACAAGTGTTAATAAACACCGGTGCAGGTTTGGTTAATTCGGTGGAGCTTGTGGTGTTCTGCCCGGCCATATCGAAATAGTACGAAGAGGATACGCAGGGTAATTCAACGCTTCTTTCTCTGTAGTAACGGATGAGCTCCGTGAAATAATCCCGTGGATGCTCGGACTGTTACCGCATCACGACTTCGGCGACAACCGAATGATTCCGGCGATCTTTGTAGGTGTCGCTGGACGCGGCAAGGTCGACGTTAACCTTGTCCTGTTCGCCTTTCTGCTTTGATGCTATATTCCAACTAACATAATCAATCACTTCATTTTATAAGTTTTTCCATGAACAAAAAGACAATAAGAATTATCGCCTGCTGTGTTATCGCATGCATGTTTGTAGTGGTGCCAACGTCCTTAGTTCATGGTGATTCTAACTTTGGTTTTGCCTATCAATTTATCTGGAATGTTGGTTTTGATGATAATGGTGTTTTCCCTTCTGCAGTTGAGCCATTGTACTTGATGGTGCAGATAATCGGCGTCCTTGCCATTACCTGGCTGCTTACAAAAGACAGTAAGTGATGTAATTACCTATCACTTATCAGAGAAGTGAGGCTTTACGTTCTGCGAGGGATTTAGGCGACGCCATTCTCCCGCGGGGCTACTACTTCCCTGTAACGCTTCATATAATGAGAATAACTACCTCCTGTGCTATCTGTGGCAGAAAGTAGCCCAAACTCACAATTTCGAATCTCGCGGGTCACCCCACCAACAATCGGTTAGCTATTCTCAGCAGAATTTTCCAGTTTAGCCGTTTAGTAAACGTAAAAAAGCCGAGCTTAAGCTCGGCCTTTTTCACCTTATACACCACCTAAACAATTGGAGGTAGTATCTGAAATAGTTCTTGAATTACCTGCACAAGGTTAGTTACTGCCTCGATCAGGGTAGTCGTCAACTGCATATAATGAAGAAAAATTACCATGTCCACTTACCTTATAAAAGAAGTTACGGGTAGTGGAGGAGAGCCCGTTGCTGCCCTTTAAATCTTCCTCAAGCAACGGCTATCTGCACGCCAAGTAAAGAAAGCACCCCTCCGCGAAGGTATCTGAAACAGCTCCACCCGTTTCAGATAAGGACTATGAATAATCTAGCCCGTCTTGAATGCAAAATCACGCAAGTTATGCGTTGCTCACGACTGATTTCAATGACATATCAATAATATTTTTCATCTCAAATCTTCTAAGAAATGAAATATTCCATTGAAAAGAGAGAAATTCCGACCTATCATTTTTGGGCCAAGTAAAGAAAACATCTCTCTCACAGCCAGACTTCCAATCTGCTGTGAGTACCAAAACCCGGCACTAATTGCCGGGTTTTATATTCTTTTCCAAGTGCTTATGCGGCCTCCCTCGCCCTACACATCTCGGGCAAGTTAGCTCTCACCAGCTCCTCAGCAAAAGGCGGTGGCACAGCATTGCCACAGCGCGCCACCTGTTTTTCTTTCGAGTACTTCTTACCGCGGTAGTCACGATCGATGATGTACCACTCCGGGAATCCCTGAGCGCGGTAAAGTTCATGTGGCTGCAGCATGCGCATTCCGATGTCAACAATGCGGTAAACGATGCCCTTAATCGTCACCAGTTCGCTGACGCCAAAAGAATTTAGGAACTCTTTAACTTGATCCGCACGCCGCTCGTCGTAATCATTAGCCGCCAATAACGCGCTAACTTCTCCAACATGCTGACCTCCAGCAGTGATTGTCGGCATCGGTTCATCGGTACGCTGACCATCACGGCAGGTACCACGCAATTTTACCAGGTGCGATGTCACAAGTGCGTGATGATCGACGGTAGTCACTGAGTGAACTGGCTCATCAAGCGCAACGCCCGGACCGGTGTAGTTCCCGCCATAGTGTTTCGCCAGGAACGCAGTTGTTACGGCAAACTTATTGCCCCCAGCTGTAACAGTACCCAACGGTTTACCAAGATTGAGCACCCGAGGCGATTGCCCCACCCGTTCGCCATACCCCATCTGAATAAGCGTGGCCGTGACTAACTGAGACTTTCCCCCACCACCAGCGGTAATTGTGGCGCTAGGCTCATCTGCCCGGTGGCCAATGCTAGCACCGAACTGGCGGGCGATAACCGGGGCAACCACACATGCTCGGGATTGCTTTAGGATGGTATGAACTGGTTTGTTGAGTGGACGCGGTTTAGCTTGGTAATGGCTACCACCATTTCCAGCCACAAACGGTGCCAGAGTAGGTACCGCCAACGCGTAACCATGAGTTTTGGTGATTGTCTGTATTGGCGAATACAACCCCTGACCACGGAAACAGTCATATTTCCCGCGTGTCGTTGTGTGATTGCACTTCACGATGAACGGCGAAGCGCTTTCGATAACAAAGCGCTGAATGCCGCGGGCAATACGTTTTAGCGTATTCTCTGCCAGAGGCTTTTTGCGATCGAAGATACTCGGCACGGGAATTGTCCAGTCAATGCATTCTGCAGCTGTGCGCCATGGCGCCAGTTTTCCGGCCAGCACAGCCGGTGATTTCGGATCCCCGTGGGTTGCCTCCGGCCAGACTATTGGTTGCCCGTCCCGGCGCATTACCATGAAGAACCGCTTACGGATGGTCGGCGCGCCATAGTCGCAGGCGCGCAGCTCACGGAAATCGACAACATAGCCCAGGCCGGTAACTAAGCGTTTCGCCTGTTCACTATCCGGCGACAACTCCAGAAACTCGCAACATTCTAACAACGCAGGGTGATCCGCTGGAACTCCGGATGTCAGCATGCCGACGAATGCCAGGAACGTTTCGCCAACGCGGTTCGGATCCGGACGCATTTCCGCCGCCAGCAGTGGACCCCACGTTTTAAACTCTTCGACGTTCTCCAGCATCATTACACGCGGACCAACATCCAGCGCCCAGCGGATAACAATCCACGCCAGCCCACGAATCGCTTTTTCAACTGGTTTAGCCCCTTTTGCTTTGGAAAAGTGGCGGCAGTCCGGCGAGAACCAGGCCAAACCAACATTGCGGCCGGCAGTCGCTACTTTTGGACGCACTGAATAAACAGACTCGCAATAGTGCAGAGTTCCCGGATGATTGGTGGTATGCATAGCTACAGCGTTTGGGTCGTGGTTTATCGCGATGTCCACGCTACGCCCAATCGCCATCTCGATGCCCGTACTCGCCCCGCCGCCGCCGGCAAAGTTATCAACGATGATTTCGCTCTCTCTCACACGTATTTCTCCATGGCGCTGGCCAGCGAACGGGCCGCGGCGATAATTGACGGTACCGGCATTTTTTCCAGCCACATACGGTTGATATGGTGCTGCAGTCGGCGCTGGTGGTGTGCCGGGAGTGTCCCGGCGTTTTTGACCTGAGAGAAGACCATACTGACTTCCGCTGGCCATACTGTTTCAGGCACATCCACCAGCAGCAGGCTTTCCAGTTCCTGCAGGCGTTTGCAGGCGTATTCCAGGGAAGAGTCCATCACTCAGCCTCCAACTTGATGCCAGCGGCGGCAACTGTAAGCGCATAAACGATCACGCCATCCTCGGGGCGCTTGCGCGGCAAAAAGATACCAGGGCGCGGCCACAACGCAATAAAGCGACATTCGCTGTTTTCAAGACGGTGAAATGCTTTCTCGCTCATCACACCTACCGGGCGAAGATGCTCCTGTTCGCGCTCCAGTTCGGCGATACTCAGCTGCGCCTTCTCCAGCGCCTCTATGAGCTGATCCGTGTAATGCTCAACTTCAACAGCCATTTGCCGCAATTCATCGTTAGGTGCGTAGGCAATGAGCCTGGATAAACGGTGAATATTTGCGTTTTTTTGTACGCTAGTCAGTTCGGTGATATCAGTCATGGCTGGCCTCCTCGAATAACACATCACCCTCAATACCGCCGACCTGATAAACGATCGAGCCATCTTCACGATATTCCATTGGTGCAGCGCTCCAACCTTCGCCATTAGGATCGTCATCGTCGCCAACTTGAACAAAACCGCCAGCAACTACACGGGCCGGATACATTTCACCTTCAGTCCAGTATCCCTCTGTGTCTTTGATGCATTTAATTTTCATACCGCAGCTCCCTTCACGAAGATGATCCAGTGGGTTTTATCGTTCTTCCCGGTGCGCTGGCCGATCGCCGGTTTCTCGTCTGTTAAAGCTATAATTTGGCTAACGGGGATTTGGGTTTCATTCCATTTGAATATGAGCACACCATGTGGCCGCAGTACGCGAAACGCCTCTTTGAATCCTGCGCGAATGTCGGCACGCCATGTTTTTTTGTTCAGGCGCCCGTACTTTTTGCCCATCCACGCGGTCTGGCCGACGCGCTCAAGATGTGGCGGGTCAAACACAACAACCGGAAATGAGGCATCAGCGAACGGCAGCGCACGGAAGTCAGCAACGAGGTCAGGACTGATAACCAGACGGCGGCCGTCGCACAGCTTGTGCTCTTCGGCTCGAATGTCAGCGAATACCGCGCGAGTATCTCGTTTGTTGAACCAGAACATGCGGGAGCCACAGCACAGGTCGAGGATGGTTTGCTCGGTCATTTGGCCCCCTCATGCAGCTGCTCTGCGATGCACGAAAAAAAAGACTCCCGCGTATGACTGTTAAGAGCTGATGCAAACGCCGCGTCAAGAACGGCAACATCACAGCCGTCATCGGTATAGAGCGCGATTTTTTTCTCCAGACGCGCTTTCGCTTCCTGCAGCTGCATACCCCGGCAGGCGCGCGGGATATATTCCGCAATCTGTGAAATAGCCTTTTCGTTCTGTTTAAACATGCTTCACCTCGATAGGCTTGATGGTGTCGAGCAGCAGCCGGCGGCGTGTATTTTCTGCAAAGTGACGGCGCCCGGTTTCTTTGTGGTAAAACTCGTTTTTGCCGACGACCCACATCCGCTCTGTCTGGTGCAGTTTTTTTACCTGCGGACCGTCTTTGGTGATCACGGTGCCGGTATGGGTTTTTACGATTGTCATACGGCCTCCCGGGATGACGATGCAGGCGTACAGGTAAAAATGACTTCCTGAATATCGAGGAAACGCTGGAATACGGGGCAACCAAGCAGGCTGTAATTCATCCCAACAGCAACTTTCGGCACCATCCCAAGCCGTTTCATGTCAAAATCGATCACGGCGCGCTGATCGCGGAACAATCCCAGACGACCATGCCGGACAACCTCGCCAGTCGCTTCTGCTTCGGAAAAATACCGCTGGACAGTAGCGCGGCTCAGCCCAAGTTTTTTCATTGCCTCGGCGGTCGTGAGTCGCCCCTGATGTCTGGTGATCCGAATCACTGCGCGGACGTACTCTCTGCGCTCAACTGCTGACAATGCTCTTGCCATACATACCTCACTTAACGACGCGCAAATGGCGCACGTTTTTGCGATAGCTGTCCCATTCAAAATTCACCCACATGCCGCCGTCCATCTGGAGACGGTCAAGGATCCGCATGCCCAGTGTTTCCTTCAGCGATTCATAGTTCAGGTTGGTTAGGATGCCGACAGGTCGCATGGAGGACAGCCGGCGATCGATAACCTGATTCAGGATGACTTTTTCACCGCTGCTTCCGCGCTGAATACCCACCTCATCCAGAATAAGCAGGTCCACATGGCATAAATCATCCAGCAATGACGCCTCTGACTGCCCTCCGTCATAACATTCCCGAACACGCAGCATGAGATCCGGAATAGTTACCACCAGCACAGAGCGGCCACCAGCCAGCAGGTGATTTCCGATTGCCGCCGCCAGATGGTTTTTCCCGGTGCCTGGCGCTCCGCTGAATACGAAGCTCGCAAACCCTGAGCCGAATTGCTGCGCGTAACTCTTCGCCATCGAGAGCGCCCGACGCTGGCCATCCGACTCAACCTGATAGTTAGCGAATGTGCAGCCGCGGTGCAGATCCTGAATTCCTGCACGTCCAAAGATTTTCTCTGCACGTGCGCGCTGGTTTTGTTTTTCCAGTTCCTCACAGCGCTTACGGCCTTCTTCGGCTTGCCAGGCACGCCATTCATCAACGCTGCCAAATTTTGGCTGAACGCCATGGGGAATGAGTTTTTTCAGTCGCTCCAGTGCATTCCCGGTACCAATCATGTTTTTCATCGCTACCCCCTGAATCCCGATGGGATGGTTTTGTCAGGTTCCGAAATCTGATTGGGATCTCGTACGCCTGGCGCCTGCTGAATCGCCCACGGTTCGCTGAAATGCATGCCAGGGCCAAAAAACGTTTTCGCCTGTTTCACGTACTTCGTGTTCAGGGTTCCCTCGGCTTTAACGAAAGCCGCATAACGCTCCACTCCTGCGAGGATTTCCGCCGTAGTGGTTCCATCCCTGATTCGGGCATTCCAGGCCTTGAAGGCATCGGATTTGCTGTTACCCCCTGCCCGCTTGGGATAAACCGACCAGACCTGCTCGAATTCATCCGGATAGGTCATTTGAGCAGAGGGTTTATCTCCTGCCGCCTTCTCATGGTCGGGGTCATGATCATCCGGGGGTGTGGCGAAGCCATGCCCCGTACTATCTTTTTCCTGATCTTGTTCCTGATCCTGATCTTGGCTTCCAAGCCCCTTTGAAGCCCCTTCTGATTCCGGTGGGTTCTCGCGTTTATCACTCAGGTGAAAATCAGCTTTATATCTCTCATAAAACGATGATAAGAAAGGATTTTCAGGTAATGAGGCATATTCATTACGTACCCCTGCACATCGGTTATCTCCCGGCTTCAATGCCCTTCCGACCTGATAAGCCGCCATTTCATGCACCCAAATCATCTCTGTGGCCACGTCATAGCTACAAAACCCCGCTTCAATGGCACTTCGAAGCCCCTTGGAAGCCCCTTCTAAGCCAAGGCCAGTCTCATGTGAGAGATACAAGACCGGCAGGTAATACAATCCGAGCATATTTGCGTGGGGCGAGGTCATTAGATAGAACGCCACGAGCTGTGCTTCAGCGCCTTGTTTCCGCAGTTCACGGCCTGTTTTTCCTAACCAAAATTGCGGTGAGACTGTTGCGTAGTCGCGCATAAAAACCCCGTTATTCCTTAAACTGGTGTGTTTTCATCACCAAGCACCCACCGCAAAGCCGCAGCGTATTCGCCACTGGCACCTTCGAGGGCTTTTGTGATTTCTTTGCGTGATTTGAGACGCGGCTTCGTGTCGCCGAGGACAGCGCGCTGGCGGCGAGCTTTCTCGTGGCCAGTTACACCCTCTGCTGCTGCCTCTAACTGTTTGACGGTTTCCCGTTGCTTTTCCGGTGGCATATCCACCAGCTGACGCGCTTGAGTGACAGTGACTTTTCCAGCCTCAACCGCCGCCTGGACGGCCTGCGTAGCATCCAGTAGAGCCACGGTTGCCTGGACCGTTTTTACGCTGCAGCCAAAAAGCAGGGCAATGTCATTTTCGTCATGACCATATTCCATCTGCTGAACCATTTTTTTGGCCCGGCCCAGTGGGGTATCTGGTTGGGTTATCTCGTTTTCGCTGACCATGTATTTGGCCATTTGAATTGCTGAGCCGCGCTTAGCTATACCGGGTACCGGCCAGGGTTCCAGCCCTGCCCGCTTTCTCCTGGCGTTTGCTTCCTTAGCGTTCTTTACACGCTGCCGACCTGCCACCACGCAGGTTTTCCCTGTCTCCGGGTCCTTCCACACGATAATCGGTTCGAGTACCCCAAGCTCCATGATGTTGAGGATCACAGCTTCATTAAGCGGTAGGTGTACTCGTTCGTCGTACAGCGGGTGTGTTGTATCGGTAACCAGATGCAAACTTTCCGGTTCGAAAAACAGAACATTGCTTTTGCCGCTGGCGCCATATGCGTCGATAGAATTTTTAGCCATGGGCGCCCCCGTTATTGAAATTCAGTTGGTTCGTGTTCATAATTCCCCCTGTGGATTGATCCAGTTAATTCGCAACGAAAGCCGTAGGTGTTGCAGCACCGCGGCTTTCACTTTTCTGAAGTCCAGCATCACGTTACTCCCAGCATTGAGGTGACAATGGCCATCAGTGGCGCCGTTAACTCAGGGTCTATCCGGAACATCTCGACAATTCCCTCGCTCAGTTCTTTCAGCTTCTGATGGCGTGGTGCCCCCACAGCAACGGCAACCTTTGCTTCGCTGGTTTCTTTTTCCAGACGAGCCAGACGGGACATAAAATTGTCTTCGGGCATCAGGCGATGGCGAAACTCCAGCGGAAGAACTGCCATGATCGCCGGGGTAAGAAGGCGAACATACTCGCGATAGCGCTCAGACTCGGCCGGGTTGTCCAGGTAGCGAAAAAGCTTCTGTCGGGCACGGCTGATATCATCAGGGAACGCGATCTCCTCGCCACCCTGCTGTCGCCACTCATCGATGATGTATGCCGAGACAACATCCTGCCCTTCAGCTGCTGCCCAAGCGCGAACAGCAGAGCGAATAGCGTCGTGATCTGACTCTCTCAGCTGATTTCGCTTTATCAGGGCGCCGGTGGTGATTCCGGTATTTTGTTGAAAGGAAAGTGTTTGCATAGTCAGCCTTCCTGTTTCGGCAGGCCGTCTGTGGGATTTGGGTAGAGATCCGGGCGAAGTTCATGCGGGGTGACGCCGGTGATGTTGAATATCGCCAATACCCGGTCGTGAGGAACAACGCCTTTGTAGCGATTCTTCCAGCGACTTACCGACATGGGTTTGATGCCCAGTAGGGTTGCCAGATTGCTAGCTGTACCTACTTTTTTGATGGCCTTTTCTAATCCGTTCATAGTCGTCTCCGGTGAGTATACACATCAATTAAGCCTAAGACTTAATAACCAGTCAAGCCCTAGGCTAATTTAAATTTATAAGCAAAAGGCTTACTCTTCTGATATGACTGAGAAAAAATTACTTAACCCGATTCTCGTAGAGCGCCTGACAGAACTAACTCGCCGCGGGATGACAAAATCTGATATGGCCAGGGTTGCGGGAATTACGCCGCAGTCCGTTAACGGCTGGTTCAAGAAAGGCGCCATGAGTAAGGAATCTGCACTTGCGGTCGCAGATGCCGCCGGGGTGTCAGTGCCCTGGTTACTGGGAGAAGAAGTTAATGAAGGGAGTGGGCTAAAGCCCGACGAACAGCGTTTGCTGGAGCTCTATCGCCAGCTACCAGAAGATGAGCAGCAAAACATACTGCGGATCTTATCTCTACGCCTGAAGGAACTTGATGAGCTGTACGCAAAGTACATGGGGCGGCGGATTAAGGGGGATGCAGAGTAACACATCGGTGACCTTCATGAATCTTGGATAACACCGTTGCCCGGTGGCTTGTAGCGCAGAAGGGCAATAAAGTCTGAACCCGGAGAAGAGGTGACAGACTTCAGTAATGCCGAACATTTTAAGTGACTGGGGCAAGGATGAAGACTACCAAATCTAAGCCCGAGCGGAGATCTACAGTCATAACCTATTGATTATGTTGATATTTTTTAATTATATGAATTTTATCATTTAGAGCTATTTGCTAGATAGCAGGTAGAAATCCCGGGTGTTAACATATATATTAACTTTGGAAGATTTCAATGATACCAGAGTCCTACAAAGGCGAAGCATTTGAAGTCAAACACTGTGGTGGAGCTTTAAAATCACTTGCTCAAGCTATAAAAAGCGTCACACCGACTAACAAGCAGAAGAGTATGTTAATCAATCTCAAGCTACAGATTGAACGATTAGCCTCTGGCAAAAGATCAGCGGATCTTAGCGTCAAAATGGAAGGTCTGCTTCCTTCCTACAAAGGCAAGCCGTCTAAAAACTTCTGGGCTATTAAGAAGATGCCGCTAAGGGCCTACTATTGGGACTCTGAGAGGACCCCTATGACTTATTACATAAGTCATTATATATACAAGAATTTTGATAAGTTAGATGACGCTGACACACAAAAGGTTTGCAATAACTGGACACGAGTTGAGGTCAAATGCCATGACTGTTAATGAGACTGATAACGACTTCTCCTTCCCAGAGATAAGTGAGAGAGAAATTGCTTGTGAGCGCCTTGTATTCAACACAACAGAAGACATCTTGCTTGCAATGCAAGACTCTGGTGTATCTTATGCTGAATTAGCAAAAAGATTAGGAAAATCAAAGAGTCATGTTTCTCAGATTTTAAACGGCACTAGGAATATGACGCTAAGGACTTTGGCTGATATTTCATATGTCATTGATTGTGAGATAAAACTTACAATTTATAAAAATGGCGTGGATGTATCCCATCAAATTATGACAGAAGATCATTACGTCTCTACGTCCAGCGATCTTACTGTTCATGCTGATAAACCTGCTTTATTTAGCATTACCCTACCCGCTATGGATGTAACATATGCAGCTTAAGGATTTGAAATTAATAGAAGTATCAAGCACTAAAGTGGAGTTTGAACAAAACTCGCATATCCCGGGGAAGGGAAAGACAAAGATAGAATACGGGCAATTAAACTTTGAAGCTGGTGGAACTCTCACTCAAAATGAATCAAAATCAACCGTAACCATACTGGCATCACCTCAAATAACTGGAGTAAGAGAAGGTAGTGAAGTGCCTGAATTCACTCTAAAAATATCCATGCGGATGATTTATATTTATTCAAAAGAAAATGTTATAGATGAAAAATTCTTGGCTGAAAACGCATGGTATTTTTCTTCATTTTTACGCACTTATTTCAAAATGTACGCAGAGCAGGTCTTTAGTCAATCCTCGATTAGTGGGATTAAGCTCCCGCTTAACTAATTCCTACTTCCCGGCCACCGCGCCGGGTTTTTATTGCCTCTACTCTTTTGGTAGCGACAGAACGTCAATTGCCAACTCCACAGCCAGATTGGCATGGTCTTCCTGCCACTATACCTGAATCATCTCTATCAGCGCCTCTCTTGACGACTCGCGCTGCTCTACCAGCAGTTGCAAAACCGCGATCCCAATAACCTGCGCTATCTGCAGGTGCATCTCCGCGAAAAACTCATCATCGTTCCCCATATCTACAGCCCTCTTTGGTGTTTTTGTGAGCATAACAAACTGCCACTCCCCATAAAAAATTAAGGCACAAACTTAACCCCACCTCAGCCTAAGGCTTGACAAAATTTAAGCCCAAGGCTTAATATTGACTCACACAACAACCCACCCAGTCAGGATGCCCACGAAGTAGCTGCCGGCGGCATACGAAACACCGGATGAGGTGGGGAGATCAACGCGCAGTAGGTTTAAACGTTCCGCTGGCCACGTAATGGCTGAGGTTGAAATGAGTAAACAAGGCATCAGAGCCATGGTCATTTCGGCAGTAATTGGACTCTTCATCTGGATCGCGCTCTTCAGCGCACTGAGGGGATTGTTTCTATGAGTGATTTCGCACGCAAGCCCGCTCGTCAGCAGGCTGTTCGTTTAAGTCCGCTGTCAGCTTTCATCCGCCGGGTGTGCTACATGCTCGCGCAAAAAGGAGACCCTTCATGAGCACGATGTTTGCCCTGGTTCTCACCGTTAGCATGCTGACTGGCGGTAATCAGGATGTCCTGCTCGGCGTTTACGACAGTGAAAATGACTGCAAGGCAGCCGCAGAAGAGCAACACGTGAAAGCTGAATGTTATCCGCTGAAAGGTGTACTGGACGAGCATCCGGCCGGGTTCACGGTGCAAATGTAGGGGGAAGAATGCAGAAGAAATGCGGTTACTGCCGTAAAGCAATCGAGGGAAAACCAGTGGTAAGCACCCTGTTGTACCTCCAGGGGAACCAGCTCGCACGGAAAGAAAAAGAGTATTGCTCTGAACGTTGCGCCTCTCACGACCAGATGGCTCACGAGGGCTAACGTAAACCCGCCGAAGCGGGCTGTACGTCCGGTGACACCGACCAAAGTTCCACCGGAAATTACCAATAACCAATGACCACCCTGAATGGGCGCTACCAATGGCCCGGGGGATTCTACATCCAAAATAGAGGCTATCACATGGAATATTTTTATCTGATAAAAGCGACTCAAAAATCGGGTAAAGCTGATGCCGTAATCTGGCGCACTAATAAATCAGAAGCTCGCGCCCTACTGCAGCTCGACGTCGATCTGGAAGACGCCGGGATCGAAACAGGCCGCGGCAAAGACTATCAAAAACCAATTCGCACCGATTTCCCGGTATTCAATGACCTGCCGGCGGAGGGTGTTCTCGATTACTCATGGTGCGAACGCTACCAGCTCGGCGACGATGGCCGCACCTGGGCTCTGAAGCCAGGTCAGGCGCCTGCGGATCATCACATCGATGATGCCGGAGTATCCGCTGAGCCCGTTAGTGGCGAGCTGGTTGATGCCAATACTACTGGTGACGCGGCACAAGGTGAGACCGTGGAAACATTCGGTAGCGATGAATACCAGAACGATTCAAGCGCGCTTTTTAACGTGGCAGAACTCCCCTTTCGCACTCAGCTGCTGGCGCAGTATATGGCCGAAGAACGCCACGTTTATCATATCAGCATGCCTCACCGGCAGGAGCTGTCAGTTCTTGAAATGGACACTGATAACGCAGCCGTCCAGGATCTGATTCTGGCCGCCGAGAATATCCCTGAAATCAAAAAATACGATATGCCGGCGCTCTGGAAATTCACCAGTGCCAATAAAAAAGTCTTCCCCGAAGGGAAACGGCATGAGCTCGGCAAGCGTATCCAGTTTGCAAAGCTGTGGTTCGCTACTAACGCGATCGACCGCGGCATTCTCACCAGGGAATGGGCTGCCGGTAACTGCATTTCTTCGGTTATGAAAACAGATGCAGGTACGAATGCTGGCGGCGGTAATAAAACCGATCGCAATCCTGACTACACCCATACCCTTGATACGCTCGATGTAGAAATAGCCCTGGCCACAATGCCAATGGATTTCGATATCTACAATTTCCCGGCATCAATTCACCGCCGGGCCAAAGAGATCGTCCAGAAGAAAGAAAGTCCGTTCAAGGAATGGTCTGCCGCGCTGCGCAAGGTCGCAGGCATCCTGGATTATTCCCGCGCAGCCGTTTTTGCCCTTATTCGTGGCGCCACCAGCGATATTCATCATTTCCCGGTAAGTCTGCAGACCTATATCAATGCGAACCTGACCGAGCATAAGCATGACGCCCCTTCTGCTGAGACGCTTGAAAAAGCTGGTCATGTTTCATTTGCCGCCGTCACTCTGGACGCTGTGAAAAAGGCTATCGATGGAGATGAAGGTGTGCCTGACCTGGAAACTCTCCCAACTGACTTTCAGGTAATTGGCACCGAACTTGTGAAAGAAGCTCAAAAGAAAAGACCTGACGCTAATCAGGTTCTGGCCGCCGAACGTGGCGAATATGTCGAAGGTATCAGTGACCCCACGGATCCGAAGTGGATAACCGAAGACCTGACCAAGCCCAAACAGCCTGAAGTTTCAAACATGGGCAATGGTGTTTTTTCGATTGATGGTCTGATGGATAGCCAGACATCACCAGCACCAGCACCAGCACCAGCACCAGCACTTTCTATCGTGGACCAGGCGCGCCAGCGCGCTGCAGAAGAAAAATTACATCCAGCTAATTCCGGGGAAACCACCAGCAATGTGCAGATGGAAACGGCTCAGCCGGTCGAAGACGAAAATGATAATGCGGTATCAGCAGGCGAAGGCGCTGATGAACCTCCTGCGCAAACAACTGCCGTGAACATGAGAGAAATACTGGCTGAACGCTGCCCGGATCTTACCGCCGAAGTGCTGAAAAGCCAGGTTTCCGAGAGTGCTCATAGCGATGAAGAGGAAGAGGCTGAACAAGCAGCGCCAGCATGGCCGGAGTATTTCGAGCCTGGTCGATATGAAGGCGTGCCAAATGAGGTCTACCACGCCGCTAACGGCATCAGCTCCACGATGGTTAAAGATGCCCGGGTATCGCTGATGTATTTCGAGGCGCGCCACGTATCCAAAACCATCCAGAAGGTACGCTCCCCTGTTCTGGATATGGGAAATCTGGTGCATGCACTGGCGCTGCAGCCTGAGCAGCTGGAAACAGAGTTCAGCATCGAGCCGGAAATCCCGGAAGGCGCCTTCACCACGACTGCGACGATCCGCGCGTTTATCGACGAATACAACAACGGGCTTCCGGTTTTGCTCAGCGCAGATGACATCAAGAGATTCCTGGAGGAATACAACGCGACCCTGCCCGCCCAGGTTCCCTTGGGTACATCAGTTGAAGAAACCGGCCAGGGGTATATGTCTTTACCTGCAGAGTTCCAGCGCATAGAAGACGGTCAGAAGCAAACCGCCACCGCTATGAAGGCATGCATCAAGGAATACAACGCGACCCTGCCCGCCCAGGTGAAAACCAGCGGCAGCCGCGATGCCTTACTGGAACAGCTGGCGCTTATTAATCCTGACATGGTTGCTCAGGAAGCTCAGAAGGCGCAGCCGCTGAAAGTATCAGGTACTAAGGCGGATCTGATTCAGTCCGTGAAATCGGTTAAACCGGATGCAGTGTTTGCCGATGAGCTGCTGGATGCATGGCGCGAGAATCCGGAAGCAAAAGTGCTGGTTACCCGCCAGCAGCTGGCTACGGCACTGGCCATTCAGAAAGCACTGTTGAATCACCCGACCGCCGGCAAGTTGTTGACGCACCCGAGCCGGGCCGTCGAGGTGAGCTATTTCAGCATTGATGAGGAAACCGGGCTGGAAGTTCGCGTGCGTCCTGACCTTGAGATAGACATGGGCGGCCTGCGCATCGGAGCGGACCTGAAAACCATCAGTATGTGGAACATCAAGCAGGAAGGCCTGCGCGCAAAGCTGCACCGGGAAATCATCGAGCGCGATTACCACCTCAGCGCGGCTATGTACTGCGAAACCGCAGCGCTGGATCAGTTCTTCTGGATTTTCGTCAACAAAGACGAGAACTACCACTGGATCGCCATCATCGAGGCATCCGAAGAACTGCTGGAACTCGGCATGCTGGAATACCGCAAAGCTATGCGCGCCATCGCGAACGGTTTCGACACTGGCGAATGGCCGGCGCCGATTACCGAAGACTACACCGAAGAACTTAACGATTTTGATGTGCGCCGTCTCGAAGCGCTGCGCGTACAGGCATAAGGGGATATGACGATGGAAAACACCAATATTGTTACCACTGAGCAACAGGCTCCAAATACCATTTCTGCCAGTAACGCCATCTTCAACGTACAGGCGCTCGGACAGCTAACGGCATTTGCAAACCTGATGGCAGATTCTCAGGTGACGGTACCTGCACACCTCGCGGGTAAACCAGCCGATTGCATGGCGATCGTTATGCAGGCAATGCAATGGGGCATGAATCCCTACGCAGTAGCGCAAAAAACGCATCTGGTAAACGGTGTGCTCGGGTATGAAGCCCAATTGGTCAATGCGGTAATCGCCAGCTCAAGCGCCATTCATGGCCGCTTTCACTATCGTTACGGCGGCGACTGGGAGCGCTGCACCAGGACTCAAGAGGTCACCCGGGAAAAGCACGGCAAAAACGGGAAATACAATGTCACCGAGCGTGTACGAGGCTGGACAGATGAGGACGAAATCGGGTTATTCGTCCAGGTCGGCGCGATTCTGCGCGGTGAATCGGAAATCACCTGGGGGGAGCCACTTTATCTCTCTGGAGTCGTCACACGTAATTCTCCTTTGTGGGTTTCTAACCCGAAACAGCAAATCGCTTATCTGGGCGTCAAATACTGGGCGCGGCTGTATTGCCCGGAAGTCATCCTGGGTGTTTACAGCCCGGATGAGGTTGAACAAAGGACCGAGCGAGAAATAAACCCGGCGCCGGCGCAAAGAATGTCTGTGGCAGAGATCACCAGCGGAACAGACATCACCACCAGCGCGCAGGATTCAGCTCTCAATATTGATTCCCTGGCAGATGATTTCCGTGACCGCATTGAGCGCGCCGAATCGGTCGATGCAGCAAAAGCCATCAGGGCGGATCTGGATAAAGAGAAAGCTGTGCTGGGCACTGTTCTCTTCACCGAGCTGAAAGGTAAAGCCGTGCAGCGTTATTTCATGGTTGACGCCAGAAACAAAGTTGAGGCCGCGATCAACTCTCTACCTAATCCCGGAGAACCGGAAGCCGTCGAACTGTTCGCTAAAGCTGAAGGCATTCTCAACGGCGCGAAACGCCACCTCGGTGATGAACTGTATGACCAGTTCCGCATCACCCTGGACGACATGAAACCGGAATACGTGGGCTAACCAGATTGGGAGGGGAAACTCTCCCGATAAAGGAATGTATATGCGATTGATTAACCGAAGCAGACACTCCCCTCTGGGCCGTCAGGCGTGCGATGCCGCGCTGGCAAAACATGTTGAGCTTTATGGCGATTATGGCCGGCAGAAAATGAAGCGGACCTATACCGTCGTGGTTCAGGGCACAAAAATCACTGTTGAAGTCGTTAATAGGAATTGCAGCTACGTGGCCACGGCCATGAACTGCGCCCGGCGGCTCCGGCATTTACCCGGTCAGGTTTCCTGATATCGGAATATCACCCTATCGGGCTTTGATGGCTCATATTAATCAAACTGGAGGTTTACATGGGACAGCTCGTTAGCTTAGAAGACTGGGCTTCCGGTCCTAATGGGTTTAAGCATCCGCCATCCAGAGCGTCGTTGCACAGAATTGCAAAAACGGGACAAACGATCCCGAGGGCGCTAAAGCTTGGTCGGCGATGGGTTATAGATGAAGATGCAAAATTCATAGGCTTACTCACATCGCCGGTTCTACCACCCCGCATGCCGAAAGCGGTTAAAACGCTAATGGAGCGAGTAATTAATGGCAGCCAGACCACGTGATCACAAAGTTAATATTCCAAATCTTTATTGCAAATTGGATAAACGTAACAGCAAAACTTACTGGCAATACCGACACCCCTTAACCGGTCAGTTTATCGGGTTTGGCACTGATCAGGATGCGGCCAGTCAGGCCGCAACTGAACTTAATCGCCTGCTGGCACAACAGGAAACGGCTCAGTCGTTTGCCCTCATAGATATGGTGAATCATAAAAAGGTTAATTCAAAAAAATCCATACGGATACGGGTATGGATAGACCGTTATCTGAAGATACAAGAGGAGCGACTCAGTGAAAACGAAATAAAAATTAATACGCTCAAATCGAGAAAAACATGCGTCGGTGTTCTTGCACAACGGATGCCTGATGTTGGGATACAGGAAGTAACAACGAAAATGCTTGCAGCCATTACCGACGAATATAAAGCCAAAGGTAAAGCACGAATGGCACAAACGCTTCGTAGCGTCTGGATCGATTTGTTCAGGGAAGCACAACATGCGGGCGAAGTTGAGCCAGGATACAACCCGGCACTAGCTACCAGAAAAGTCGTTGCTCGAGTAAACCGCTCTCGACTGAATTTTGAAATGTGGCAAGCGATCTTTGAAGCGGCCAGCGATATGGCCCCTTACGTTCAAAACTCCATGCTGTTGGCGATAGTCACCGGACAAAGGCGCGGTGATCTCGCCAAAATGAAGTTCTCAGATGTTTGGGATGGATACCTGCACGTTAAGCAGCTAAAGACAGGTGTGAAACTTGCTATTCCACTCAGTTTGCGCAGTGAGGTGCTGGACATTAGCTTGGCACAAGTGATCAAGCGCTGTAGGGATCGGGTTGTTAGCCCGTGGCTTCTTCACCACGTAACGTCCAGCGGGAAAGTAAAAGCCGGCGATCAGGTTGGCGAGAACAGCCTTAGCGTTTCCTTCAAACTCGCAGTGGATAGCACTAACCTTTCCATTGAAAGAGGGAAAACAATGCCTACTTTCCATGAGCAGCGCTCACTGTCCGAACGTCTGTATGAGGCACAGGGAATCAATACCCAACAGCTGTTAGGACACTCATCAGAAAAAATGACAGCACAGTATCACAACGATCGGGGTCTCGATTGGGTGAAAGTAAAGGTGTAGCTACGTGAAAAATTGGGCCGTACCCCCATGCAGATTTAGCAAAATTTAAAGATTCATTTTGGGGAAAAGTTTTGGAGGGATTTTGGGGAAGAAAAAATCTAAAAAAAACCGGGCATCGCGCCCGGCTATCGTGTCAGCCCGAAATGGCC